TACTTCAAAAGGTGCTTTAAATGTTGTTTCTTCTGTTTTTTGTTTTTAGCTTTATAAGCTATTACACCAGCTATTACTAAAATAGCTATTACTAAAATCAATGTCATATTTTTTGTTTTTTGGTTTAAAATTTATTTTTCTTTTAAATGAGGGTTAGCTTTATAAAATTCATTAATATTCTCATTTCTCCATAAAGGAGATTCAAGAAGGTTTTTTCTAGTCTCTTCATATTTAGGATTTATATCTCCATTTTTATTAAATACTGGAGTGTCAATATATTGTTGTCTAAGATAATTTAATGTTTGTTTTGGTGATAAAAGTTTCATACATTCAGTGTTTTATCCCAAGCGCTAATATGCATTCTTGACATTCCTCTAAATTTATATTTTTTAGCCATTTCCATAACAAATCTAGTTCTTTCATGAAAATTAATTTGTTGATCCATTCCAGGCATACAAACTATATTTTTTAATGATATTTCAAAAGGTTTAATATATGTTTCAAACATTTCTTTTACATCCTCTTCGTTACTAATTACAAATTTAAATTGATAATTAGGATGTAACATTATACGTTTAATAGCTTCAGGTATTATACGTTGTTTTTCAGACATACCTGAATTTGATAACTTTGGTGAACAATTTATTTGATTTAAATTTTTAAATAATTCATTTTCTATATTATTAGTCCAATTTGTTTCAATTTCATTATATGGAAAAATATTCATATCTATAAAATACCAATATTTTAAAAAATTGCCTATTGCTTTTTGATGATTATTAATTGTAGGTTCTCCTCCTGTCCATATTATGTGAATAATACCATTTTTAATATCTTTATATAATCCTTGTTCTTTCCATCTATCGATTAAATATTGAAAATCTTTATCTTCACCTCTCCACGCCCATTGTGAAGTAGAATCACATGTCCATGTTGCTTTGCCCTGTTCTTCTAAATCTCCTTTAAATAATTCTCCATCTTCTAATGATTTAGTTTTAACCAAATTATTCAAAAACTTATTAGACATTCCACAAGATAAATTACATATTCCTAAACGAACAAAATATGATGGAATGCCTGTACTACAACCTTCTCCCTGTATACTATAAAAATCAGAGCTAATAAGCAATTTATCTGTTCGAATTGACATTAGGTTTTCTAAGTTTAATATTATTTTTAATTAAAATTTCTCTAATAAGAGTAGATGTACTTTTAAATATTTGACCTATTTTAGGTGTTGTATAACCTTGATTATATAATTCTATTATTTTTTCAAAATTATCCCAAACATCTTGCCTACTTTTATTTTTTATTTTTTCATTATTTTCTTTTCTACTTCTTATATTTATATTTGCTTCTAATAAACGTTTAGTTATAAAGGGAGCACTTTTATTAAATTTATTTGATATTCTTTTTACACTCCATTTATCAATTTGATATAATTTAATTAATTCTTCAATATTATTTTTATCAAATTCTAAATCACGAGCTCCTGAAGTTATATCTTTTTTAAATCTTAATTGTTGTGATTCAGATATAGTTCTTAATATATCACTACAAATATGTTTTATTGTTCCTCTATCACATTTATATTTTGTTCCTAATTCTTTTAAAGTTTTTCCATTATTATATTGTTTCCTTATTTCATTATAATAATCATACCAAAGATCTTTTCTAAAACTATGTTTGTTATTTGCAAATATCCCTGTTCTATTTATATTATAAGTATTAGGATTATTACAAAATTCTTCTGTTAAAAAAGTTCCTTCATAATTTTCTGCTTCTTCTCTAGTTTCAAATATTTTAATTATTTCTTTTTTAAAATTTTCAATTCCTTCTATTTCTATAATATTTTGAACAATTGTACTACTCCCCATATAATCATCTATAAATGGGTTTGGGTGCGTTCTAACACCTATATATATTTTATTATTTTTTAAATTAATTATTTTATAAACATAATGTTTTGATACTTTATTTTCCATAATAATTATTTAGTATAAATATTATGAAAAGATGTTTTTTAACAATTAATCGTTAAAAAATATAAAGAAATTAATATTAAACAACCCCCATCTCTTACGGGAAATAGGAGTTGTAATTTTGTAGATTAAGATTAAGCCAATTGACTATTTCTTTTTCTACGATAGCTAAGTTTGTAAGCTGCATCAACTACAGAAGGATTTGAATCACTTCTACGATTAGATAACACATTAGCAACATGAGAAACTGAAAAGCCCGTCATATTTGATAATTGTGTTAAGTCACCTTTACGTTGGCGAGCTCTAAACATTTGCACTTTAGTGCTTCTACTTTTTGTCATAAACTTTTATATTATTTAGTATATTTCAATATAATTAAAAAACTTTGGAAAATCAAGATCTTTTAGGTTTTTGATAAAATTTCTTTTTACTTACTATTTTATCAGTTTCAGCATAAATTTCAGGTAATGGTGATAATTCAACTTTTTTATTAATATCTCTAACATTTGTTTTCCACTCTGATTTAGGTATATATTTCCACCCTTGATGTTTTACTTTGAATTCAGCATCTTCATTGTTTTCTCTTTCAATAATACTATTTTTTATAATGGTTTTCATTTAAAAATTTTTTAATTCTATCTTTATGTTTACCTTGAACAAATTCATTAATTTTTTCAGAAACTTTTTTTATATATACTTCATGTTGTATTTTAATAACAACAGGATCTTCACTTTTAATATTTAACAATTGTTTTTTAGATAAAACTTTCATTATTAATTTTCATTTATTTCTTCAAAATCTATATTTCCTCCATGTAACATAACATATTTTTCACCTTCAGGAGTATTTACTTCTTCTACTCCATGAATAAAAGCAAGTTTCCATACATCAGAGGGTTCTTTAGTCATGTCTTTAACAACATCCAAATTAGGATCTTGTTGTTGTAATGCAATAATCAAATCAATTACTTTCATTTTCTAAAAATTTAGATAACCAACCTAGTTCTTTTATTTTATCCATATGGGTTGAGTTTAATTGAATATATAATTTGTCACCATTTTCAGCAAAACCTGATACTCCTAATCTTCCTGTTTTGCCTATTGTTTTCACTTCTGTTATTTTACTATATGGAAAATATACTTTAGATTTATAACTATATCCATACAAACATTCTTTATTTGTTAGCTCTGAATGAACCCAATCTAATAAAGGAATAAATTTATCCATTATTATTATTTTTATATTTCCAAATATATTTACCTGCTGTTTTAGATAAATTACTTAACATATTTCCTATTCCTTTTATATTTGTTTTATTTTGTGCCTCTGTTATACTGGGCCATTCTTTAATTAAATTCATATTCAAATCATATTGCATTATTGGTTTACTTCTATATTTCATCCAGTCAGCAGATCTTCCCAAAAGTTTATCAGATATTTTTTTATTCCTATTAGAATTTTCTTTGTAATGTTTATTATTTGATATTTTTATTTTTTTACCTCTTTCAGGATTTTTATAACATTTATGTCCTATTTTGGAAATTTTTATTTTATCTTTAGTTTCTTGAGAAAATTTTTTATTTTTAAATCTTTCACTTACATCTGGTCTTAACCTTCCTTTAAGTTTTTGAGAAGTTCCAGGATGTTTACGATTTCTCATTTTTATTTTAGATTCTTCAGAATGAGTTTCAGGTCCTCCACCTCCATCATTGTTATTTGTTAATTTAAAACCCCACGCCTTAAATTGTGATATCCAATAACATTCCCAGAATTTCCAAACTTTCCTTTCATTTTCTATTTCATCCAATAAAAATATAGAAATATTTTTTCCATATTCTTTTTTATGGTCAATTCTTCTTTTATTTAATAAATTTATAGTTTTTCCAACATAAATAGGAATACCGTTCTCATTTAAAATACAATATATTTTAGCTTTTTTCATAATAGAACCTATTTGGTACTACTATAAATATCATAAAGATAAGTTTTCTTTCCATTCTTTACAAATTTTTTCAACATATTTTTTAATAAATTCCCAAGACACTAATGTGCCATCTTCTTCAGCATATTGTAAAGGATCTTCTAGTCTTAAATTAATAAACGATTCAATACGTTCTATACTTGAACCACTTTTATAGTCACTATACCAAATAATAATTGGTTCTCCTTTAACTCTGTGTTCTACCTTTATAGGAGCATAACTAGTATTTGTTCTTTTATATATTTCTTTATAATCTAAATCAAGATACTTACAACATTGTATTCCAGTTTGTAAAACTCCTGTTTTATCAGTGTCATTAAATGGAGCATAATAATCTACTTTATCTGAATCCCAATTTCCTATTTTAAACGAATGTTCTAAAGCAATACGAAATTCTTCTGAGCAATCAGGATATATACCAGTTTGTTTTTTATTATCAAAATCTCCCATATGTGTTCCTAATGCTATAATACATTTTTCATTGGTTTGTTTTACTTTAGATAAAGCTACCGCATATGTAATAGAAGCAAATATAGCATTACGATTTGGAACTACTGATGTTAATGCATTTTCATGAGCATAATGTCCTTTTTTTAATTCCATTGAATTATTATCTATTAAACCACTTACTAATAATTCTTTTAATCCTTTTAATTCAATTATTTGATGTTTAATATTAAATCCTTTAGTATTTAAATATTTAACTAATTCAGTCGCCCTTTCTAATTCTACTCTATGCTTTTGTCCTATATCAAACGATAAAGCAGTTACTTCATATTCATTTGCTAATAAATGAAGTAATAATGTAGAACTATCCATACCTCCACTTAATGAAAGAACAGCATATTTTTTTTGCGTCATTGTACAAAAGTTTTAAATCTACCAATATTATATTCTATATAATGAATTTGAGAAGTCAAATCTTTTTCAAAAAATTCTTCTAATTTTTGCTCTGGTTTAGTTGACATTCCCCAATCATTATAATATATTCCTAATGCTCCATTTATTATTGGTGATGAAGTATCAACAGATTTTATAAATGTCCAATCCTTAGGATAATATAAAAATTCTTGTGGAAGTGAACCTCCTAATAAATGTATATAATGATTATTTTGAATTATATTTTTATTTAGTAATTGTGTAATAAAAAAATTTCTTCCCATCATTGAATTTACCAATTTATTCGGATGTTTAAATAAATTTTGATAAGCATTTGAAGAATGATTAAATGCAAAATATCTTATACCTAAATCTTCACATTCTTGATATAATCCTTTAAATTCACTAAAATCATTACCTTGTAAAACAACCATTAAATTAGTTTTAAATGGTAATTGAGATTTTATTGTATTATACCAATATTTTGCATTTCTAAATGTTAACATAGAATTATTCCATACATCAGGAATAATAAAAATATCAGGTTGTACTTGATTAATTATTTCTACAAGTTCTATAACAGTAAAACTATCACCTTCAAATAATCCATTATCTAATATTTTAAATTTACTAGAACATTGATAATGTTCCCTATATTCTTTATTTTTTTCCCAAAATCTTGGTAATATAAAATCATAATCATTATACTTATCAAAATAAGAAAATAATTGAGGAGTTAACTCATGTGATATTTGCATAAACTTTATTTTTTAATACCTAAATATTTTAACAGATTTTTCCAAAAGGAAGGATATTTATCTTCCAAATATTTATTAAATTCTTTACTTAATAATTCATAGTCACGTTTATTATATTGATCCTTTGTTATTTCACATAAAATAACTGAATGATTTGCTATAATGAAATATTTTCCATTATATTCTTTAAAATTACATTGATCTGCAGGACTTCTTAACTCAAGCATAATTTATTTTTTATATTTTATTTTAAATTTTATTATAGGTTCACAAAATAATTTTCCATCAAAAATATATCCTGGGTTTGAAAAATTTATTTTTAATAACATATATGTTTTAAAGGGTTTATCCCAGGAATGTAATATTGGTCTATGAACCTTACATAAAGATATTTCATCAGTTTTCAAAAGCATTAATATATTCTGTTTTAGATTTCACACCAACTAATCTTTTCTTTTCTGTACCATTTTCAAAAACAATAACTGTTGGTATTCCTTGAATATTATTAGTTCTTTGTAATTCTTTATTGGTATCAATATCAATTTTTTGAATAGGATATGTTGAACCTAAAGACATAGAATAAGTATTTGATAATTCATTCATTATAGGACCTAAAATTTGACATGGTTGACACCACGCAGCAGTATAGTAATGTATTTCTTTCATTTCAAAATCTTTATTTATTTTCATTTAAAAAACAGGATCTGAATTTATTTTATTATTTTCACAATAAATTGCAGAATTTTTATTATGTTCAAAAGCTTCAACTCTTACTACTTTTACTCTTCCTCCTTCTATTAATGCCAATCTTTCATTAAATTTTTCAAATATCATTTTTGCAACTGTTTCCATTCCCATTTTTTCCATTACTACTAACTTACAAATACCGCTCATAGCCATATCTTGAAACAAAGGTAAAAATGGATCATCCTTTTCAATTAAAGTAGTATGATCAAAATTTTCTTTTAACCAATCTAATAGTCCATTTTGTTTAAAACTTCCATAATCCTGAACCCAATTCATTTCGTCCAAAGTCCCATCAATTGATTCAAAAGTAATATGAAAATATACTCCATATCCATGAAGTAATTGACAATGACTATGTTTTGCTTTCCATTGACGAACTGCTATTGAATAACCATCAAATAATTTAGTAGATTGATATTTCATTTTTTAAATTAATCTTTTTGTATAGTTACATTTGATTTAAATAAAAATGAACATAACAAATTTAATCCTACAGCTTGCCAAAATCCAATTTTAGGTACTCCTTCAAAAATATTAGGTAAGGTCCAATTCCATAATAACATTACAGGTGCTCCAAGTAATAAGCATATTAAAGCTAAAACAGCAACCATTGTTATAAATCCTTCAAATAAATTATTTATTTTCATTTTTATCTAAATTTAAATTGTTTAAAATTGTATCAAATTCTTCCATTAATGCTTCTAATTTCTTAGTTTTTATTCCATCTACATCTCCTTCAAATTCTACTTTAGATTGAAGAGTTGTTAGTTCATTTTTTATTTCTTCTAATTTTTTTAGATCTTTATCCATATAACTATAAATTTAATAAAAGAATTTTGGAAAAAACAAAATTTTTAAGTTACTTCACATTGTCCTGAAGCGCAAGCAACGCTATCATTAAAATTAGTGGCATCATCAAATTCTATAACTTTAGTTAAATCTAGAGCATGTAAATGAGAAACCATATTATCAAATTCTTCTTTCGAACAAGATTGGAAAGGGGCTTGTTTATAACTATGATTATCATATGGTAACACAGATAATCCATTATAAAATTCTTTATTTTTCCACATCCATTCACCAACAACTTCCCATTCTTCAGGTTTTATTGATATTGTTGCTGATACATTATTTGTGTTTTCTCCTTTTCTATGTCCTGTTCTTATCCATTCAATATTGAATTTTTTTACACGTTCTAATAAATCAATAGCTGTACTATTGTTTCTTATAAAAGCATTTTTTGGAGCTTTTTGTGGAATTGATACAATTGCTTGTATTTTGGGTTTAAAATAATCATCTTCTATTAATTCTGGATGATGTATTTGTAAATGGGTATATAAAGATTCATTTTTACCTAATCTTATAGTTCTAATATAATATTCATCATGCCAATCATGTATTCCACTTGAAGTTCCTAATACAAGTGATGAAGTTCCTTCTGGTTTAATTACATTAGTACGAGTTGCTTTATTTATATTAATAATTTTTGCAACTCTTTCATTTTCTTGCTTAACAATTTCAGCTGCTTCTTCTAAATTATATTTAAATATTTTACCAGATGCTATTCCAGTCATTCCAACTCCAATTAATGCTTCTTTTTCTGTTGTTTTACGCCATATATCTCTTAAATAGTGAAAATCAGTATAAGATGCCTGTAAAGTACCAATAAATGATGCTGATTTTACTCTTTTATTTAAATCTTCTTGCGATTCAATATTAGAAACGTTAATAGTAGTTAAATTACAAAATTGATAAGGTCGTAATGCAACTTCATTACATGGATTACACCCCCAATCTTTATCATTTGAAAAATATATTCCAGGTTCACCTGAATTTGATAATTCAACTTTTTTCCATAATTCTAAAAATTCTTTTTTACGAATTTTATGTCGTAAAATCATTGCTGAATTGTTTGCACGACCTCTTTGTGGATTTTCTTCATACCAATTACCAAATTTACAAGTTAACATTTCTTCATCATTTAAATTAAATAAAGCAATTAAAGCTGCTCTTCTAATTCCTCCTGATAATACAGCATCAGCAATATGACAAATCATATCATGACATTCTAATGAAGTTAACTTTTTTCCATTTTCTTTTCTATCTAATATTTTTTGTAATTGAAATAAACACTCTTTAAGAGGTTCTGGTCCTGGTGCTTTTCCACCTGCTGTAATTAATCTTGCTCCTTTGGGTCTAATATCTCTATAATCAAATAATGGTAATGGGGATCCCATTAAATATGATTTAAATAACATTTTTATTGCATCAGACCACCCTTCAATAGAATCTCCAATTAAAAATCTTTTAGTTCTTGTAGGTTTTTTAATTTCTGGTAAATTTTCTATATGATGAGTTTGTACACTATATCCAACTCCACATCCTGATAATAATAAAAACATTATTTCAGAAAAACATCTATAATCATCAATAGGTAAATAACAACAATTATAAATTCTTGCATTATTTATTTCAATAGGTTTTCCAGCAAATTGAATTGATCTCATTGAAGGAAGGATCTTTTTTTCATAAACTATTTCATATGCTTCATTAATTTCATCATGTAATTGAGGATATTTTTTTATATGCATTAATTTATTTCTATCTACTATTTCTTTCCAGGTTTCTCTTCTATTTAATTCAGGAATGTATTTGGCATATTTTAAAAATATAGTTATTGAAGAAAGAATTTCCTGTTCAATATTCATCATATTTAATTTAATTTGGGGGAAATGTTATAAAAAGTTGTTAATAATTCAAGGTTAGATAAAACTTGATTATTGATAAATATATCTAAGTTGGGGAACTAAAAAAAGTTTTTATTAAATTTTTATCTTCTTTATCTATTCCTGTTGGATCATTTTCCCATTTATCATCATCTTCTACTTCATCCAACGGTTTATCATAAATTTCTATATGACCGTTAGATGTATTTATTTTAGAACTAAATGTTAATCCATCAGCTCCATATCTGTTTCCCATAAAATGCCATCTTCCAGTTCCATTTATCTTATCTTTTCTTCCTCTAGCTAAAGATATAAGTATATCAGCAATCATAATTTTATCATATGATCCAGCAGCATGTTGAGATTCAAGAATTCCTTCTTTTGCTCCTGTACGATTAGCTTGTGATGGAGAAATAATTGGAATTCCTTTTTCAACAGCTAATCCTTTAGCATGTACATATACATCATCAATTTCTTCTTTACGATCTTTTCTAGATTTAGTACGAACATAATCTAAATAATCAATTATTATTAAATCAGGTACAAATCCATTTTGATGTTCTAAATGTTGAATATGAGATTCAATAGTAGCAAATGATGCTCTTCTTGGAGGATATGCTTTAATAATAACTTTTCCTCTTAAATTTGTCATCATTTCTTCCACTTTATCTTTATGTTTATCTAATTTATCAACAGGAATACCAGTTAAAATAGCATCGTAACGTTTTCCCATATATCCTTCACTTAATTCAAGAGAATAATGTAATACATTATATCCTAAAGTAGCAGCATATGCTCCCATTGCAGCAACAGCCCAAGATTTTCCTCCTTTTGGATTACCAAACACAAGTACTAAATCTCCTTTACCATACCCACCTTGAGTTAATTCATTAAATACTTTCCAAGGAAAGGGAATTGGTTTTCTATCATCTTTTCTATATCTACTTTCAATATCTTTATCATATATATGACCTACATTTTTGTCTTGTCCTGCTTTTAAAGCATTATTTATTAATTGTTTTATTCCTTCAAAATCTCCCATATTAAGAAGATCTACTGAAGTCATAATTGCTTTTTTTACTTGTTGATTAGTACAAAAATTAGTAAATTCTTGTTCAACCCATTCTAAATCATTAGCAGTATCTGCTATCTTATATGCTTCTCTTAACTGCTCTGTAATTGATATTCGTAAAATTTCATTTTCAATTTTTTTAACTTCAACATTCATTTTATCAACACTTGGATATGTATGATATTTATTATAATATTTTAAAATAATATCTATTATCCATTCATGTGATTTATTTTCAAAATACTCAGGTAATAATGCATCAGAAACGTTAATTAAAAATTTTTGAGAAGTTAATAAACGTCCTATTACTTTTTGTTGAAATGAATTACCGAATTGGTTTAATCGTGTGAGAGTTGTCAAGAATTCCTCCTGTTTTTATATTATTCTATATGTTTGTAAAGGTGTAAATATTTGTAATAACCAATTATAACAATTAGGTATAGATTCTCCTAGATTATCATTATTATACATTAAATAAAAATTTTGTTTATCAAATTTTACTTCTTTTGATAACATATCTTCTATTATATTTATATTTTCTGGGGATAATGGAATATTTTTTAAATCCATTAATTTATAATTGATTTCTAATTGGTTTTTACGTTCTAAAACTTTACCATATAATTTATTAAATTCAATATTTATTGTAGCTAATTCTAAAACTTGTTCTAAACTAAATTTAAGTTCTGTTTTTAAATATTCAGTAAATAATTTTTTAAATTTTTTAGGCCCTAATCCATCAATTCCTGGTAAATTGTCTGATTTATCACCCATTAATGATTTCATTATAATAAAATTATTAGGATGAATTCCATATTCATCTAGTACCTGTGGTGTCTGATAAAACTTTTTCTTTGTAGGAGAATAAATCTGAGTCTTGGAAGAAACAAGTTGAAGAAAATCTTGATCTGCAGACATTATTGTTATTTGAGAAGTTTCATTATTTTTTTCATATTTTGAAACTAAATATCCCATTATATCATCTGCTTCTAAAGCATCAATACATATTAAATCTATAGGTAAAAGATGAAGAAATTGAAGTAAACGATTCATTTGATTACTAATAGATTCATTTTCTCCCTCTTTATCATTTAAAAATATATGATAATTAGTAACTCTACCTGTATGTCTATTGGATTTATATTCGGGATATAAATTTTTTTTAGAAGCACTACCACCTGGACCATCAAAAACAACTATCACTCTTGTTGGATTAATTAATTTAATAATATATCCTAATGACTTTAAAAAGCCAACTAATCCTCCTATATGATTATTATTTGAATTAAATTGGTTTATTATAGCAAATGATCTAAGAAATGTATTTAGACCATCTATTATTAATATTTTATTATTTAATGTATATTTTTGATTATCTTCTTTTAAATTATTTAATAATTCCTTTATTAATTCTTTATTCATTTACTTCTTCTTCTAATGCTATTAATGATATATTTTTGCTTTCTTCCCAATCTGAATTATCTTCTACTAATTCAAAATCTGTAGAACCTAATATTGGTAACCATTCTTTGGAATGTTCTTTTTTATAATTATCAATTGCCTTTTTATCATCATCAATAAATCCATGAACAGTCATAATAACTGTACCTTTTGTTTGTAATCCAGTAATATGATTTTTATCACATGATACTTTAGTACGTTTGGCAAATTCAACTTCTTTTCCATTTTTAGTAGCCTTAATTTTAGAAGTACCCGAATTAGTAACATTACCAAATGTAATTACTATAGTTGAATCCCAAAACATTGCACTCCCCCCTTTATTTGTCATTTTAGGTTGGGAAAACATATTTTCAGCAGGTTGTACTCCTACTTTATTAACACATAATAAAGTATTTGTATATGTCTGATTTTCTTTACGTGATAAAGGAAAACGTTGATTAACAAAATTACCAAATTGGGTAGCCATTGCTCCAGCATTCCACATAGGATTATTTTTTCCTTGTTCAATACTCATTTGACAAGGAATTGAACCAACAGAATCCCATAAAAATAATAAATCATAAGGTAATTTTCCTTTAGATTGTTCATTTAATATATCTGTTATAAAACCTGATACATCTTCAATTGTTTGAATTGAACTTCTGTCTATATATAAAAAAAATCCTTTATAATCAACTATAGTTCCATCTCCATCTTTTACTTCTTCTAATTCAAACCCCATTTGTAAAGCATGTTCCCATGACCATTTCATTTCTGTGATAATAAAAATAGGAAGAATTCCCATTTTTTGAGCATTAACAGCAGCTTCTAATAAAGCAGCTGTTTTTCCTGTATCACTATGCCCTCTAAGAAGGGAAATGTGACCCATTGGAATACCAGATATTGATAATGCTTTTTGTAATGCTGGAGATAACGGTATATATTTTTGTTCTTTAAATTTTACTCCCTTATCTAGATATTTAGATTTTTTAAAGGATTCTAAATCAAATCCTGTACTAATTGCTTTAGAGATTGTTTCTGTTAAACTTTCTTTTGAATGTCTTCCCATAAATTAATTATGATTTAAATAATTGTTCAAATTTTTTAGATGGAGTTGTTTTAACTTCTTCATCAGTTTCAAATGGATGCTCATTATTTTCATCTAATTCCTCAACTATAGGAGTAGGACTTGATGTTTCTTCTTCAGGAGCTAACCATTTTAGAACAATTTCTTTTAAATCATCATATTTATATTTTCTATTAATAGATAAAATATCGGGTTGTTCATTTAATAATTTTTCAACTAAAGCAGCATCATCAGATAAATTAGATGTTTTAGGTTTAATTTTAATAGAAGTAACTTTATTTACTTCACGACCACCTACATTTGCTTTTTCAACTTCAATTGTAAAATCTCTACCATTAGCTACATCAGTATAATCACCTCCAAAATCTTCATCTTCAGTCCATTTCATTAAGTCTTTATAAATCTCCATTCCAAATTCCCATAAACGAACACCTTCTGATTCTTGACCACGAACAACAATAGGAGCAAATACTCTCATTTTAGGTTCTAATTTTTTTCCTAATTTCCAATTTTCAGCATCTTTAGTTTTCTTCAATTGTTGAGATAATTCATTAATAGGATCAGCGTCTCCCCAATTGGTTAATGATAAAATTGGAAATTTTGCAAATCCATAATGAAAATAAATTTCTTTAAATGGATTGTTTTTATCAAATTTTGAAGGAACTATGCGAATTTGATATTTTCCTGGTTTGGGTTTAAAATAAATACGAGTATAATCAATTTTCTCATATGTGTTTTTAGGTTTTGGTTGAAATGATTGTAATTTCGATTTAATTGCATTTAAGTCCATAGTTTTTATATTTTATATTTTATTTAAAATTTACTTGATTTTGTTCTATTTTCATTTATAAATAAAGGTTGTAAATTACATAACATATTAACAATATGTGGAGAAACATTTTTGGAAAATTTTGAAACAGGTTTTTTATGATCTATCTCCCATATTATTCCATAATTTTCCCAAGACATTCCTAATTTAAATTGAGATTCAATTCTTATTTTTAATTCTTTTGAAGAGTATTTTAAATAATAAAAAGTTGAATTATTTTTATTTATATTTTGATATTCTAAAGTTCTTTTTAAAATATTTCTCCATGCTTGAATATACCTTAATTTATGTTTATTTTTATGATACCATTTATTATATAATATATTTAATTTTTCTCTATTATTTATATTATATTCTTTATTGTAATTTGGATTATTATTTCTCCATATTTTCCCTCTTTTAGAATTAGATTTTAAAATTTTCTCCCTATTTTTTTCATAATATATTTCTTGATAATTTAATACTATTTCTTTATTATCAGTATAATATTGTTTTTGTTTAGATAATAATTCATCCCTATTATTTATGTAATATTTTTTATTGTATTTTTTAAGATATTCTTTCTTATTAAAACTCATATTAAAACATAATCATAACATTTGTATTTTTTGTTTAAGATAAATATAATTAAAGAATTTTGGAAACCAAATACTTTTTAAAAAATTTAAACATTTACAACTTTATAAATAGCCGTATCTAATTTGCGGAGGGATTGTTCTGGGGAATTTGTCAATAATATACTATTTTTATATTTAGACCAATCGACCTGATAATTTCTATCTAATTTTCCTCCATTGCTTTCCATAATAATTGAATTCAAAGCATTTATTGAATATAAAACATTATATTCTTTTTTACGATGTACAAGTATGGTATTTGGTAATAAACCTTCAGAAACATTCCCAGAATCAATATTATATGTACATATATATTCAGTTGTTTGTGGGGATTCTAATATGAATATTTTGTTGTATAATATTGAATAACGACGATTTATAGTGTATAAAGTTTCGTCCAAGGTTTCTGGTGTCGTAAATGTGAGAAATAATTTTCCCAATGAGTCGTAAATATTTAATCCATTCATAAATATGTTTATTTTTACATAAGAGCATGATAATTTTTTCCTATTTTAATTTTTGTGGGATATTTTATTATCTGTTGTATTTCATTAACTATATTTCCATCTTGTTTTGAATAATCTATTAAGAAACTATCATATACATAATGTATTAATTTACTTTGTTTCTTTTTTAAATAATTATTAATTGATTGTATTATAATTGCGTTTTTATTAGTTTCAGTATTTTGAACTTTATAATTAAATAATTTTTGAGCTTCATGTCCTTTTCCCCAGTTTTTTTCAATATATTCTTTTACCTTTAATAAAAATGGATGGTTTTTGCGAATTCCCCCATATATATTTTGAAACATTTCTTCTTTAGCAATTCCTAATGTTTCATATAATTTTTCTTTTGGTAATTCATAATTAACCCATTCAGCAATTATACGTGGATGATACCCATTTATGTCAAATTCAATAAATTCATCATTTTCAGGTATAAAACATTTTCTTTCCCCATTTTCTTTATTTAATGATGAAAAATTTATTTCATTATAACTATTGGATGGTCTCCCTGTTAAAGTATATAAATTATAATGAGTAAATATTTTTCCATAATTAATATTAAATTCAGGATATTTTATTTTATTATAATATTTAATAAATTGCTCTTTATCTAATTTAATTCCTTTATTTTCAATATTAAAAAAAGAATCAGTTAAAATTGTATTTTGAAATTTATATATTTCATTATTTTCATCATATTTTTTAATTATAGGTAAAACAATATTAAAAATTTGTTCTTGTTTTTCATAATGTTTGGATATTGGTATTAAATAATTAACTCTTTCATAATTTATAAATTTATTATAAAAATAATTTATACATTGAATATTAATATTACTTAAATTTGAATTTTCAATAAAAGATATATCAAATAACTTTTCGGGATAATTAAAATAATATAAAACTTCTTTTTTATTTATTACAAAAATTTTATTAGTTTTATTTAATAAAAATTCAAAAACATCTTTTTGTTGTAAACTCAAACTTTCAGAATGTTTAATACATAATATATATCCTTTATGATAATCTAAATTTCTAATATATATTAGTGAAATTTTATTTAATTTAGGATGAAAATTATCATTGAAAGAAATAAAACTTACAAAACAGTTATTAAAATGATTTAACTTGTTAAGTTGTTCTTGTTTTTCTATTAAATAGTAAGCCATTCATAACTAATTTATCTTTTTTATTACGATTACCCATTTCATTATAACCAAGTTCTTTAGCTATTTTAGTTGTCTTAAATAGGGGTTGTAAATTTGTAAAATGAAAACATTTTTGTTGTTCCTTTAATTTTGTTAGGTCAAAGCTACTACATGGTTTAATGTGGTCTATTTCCCAAACATCACCCCAATTATTCCAATTCATTTCTGGATGGAATTGAGATTCTAAAAAGTTTTTAAATTTATTCCAACTACATCCTAATAATTTAGAAATTGAACTTGTTTTATCTATTCTTGATTTTTTCAAATATATTCTTAAACTTGACCTTAAAACATGTTTAATTTTAAAATTAGGATCATTATGATATTTATATTTTACCCAATTTAAATTATATTTTCTTATTTTCTCTAAATTTTTCTCTCTATATTCTTTTAAGAAACTTTGATATCTCTCAGGATTGTCTTTTATCCAATTTTTATTCCAAATATTATATTGTTCTTTATTTTTATTATAATGTTCTTTAATATAATTTGGATTTTTTTGTTTAAATTTTTTATAATTATTATTTTCACATTTTTTACATTTTGGTTGTAATCCATCTTTAGCATTTTTGCTTTTGGAAAATTCAGATTCATCTTTGTCTTGTTCACATTTTGGACAACATTTCATACGATTTTATTTCGTATAAATATATTAGATTAGCCATAACCTTTTTAAAGTTCTTTAATAAATTTAAGAAAAAAATTTTGGAATTTAAGAATTTTTCAATTTATACATAGTATAAAAATGTTTTCCTTTTTGTTAAAGGATTTATAACTTGTATTCTTTGTAAATTAACTTTTCTAACATTATCATTTATACCTTTAGAACTATAATGATTATTTAATTCATTTTTTATTTGAAGTTCACTTACATATGGATTAGCTTTAACAAAATTATATATCGATTCTTTTGTATTTTTTCCTAATATATATTCATTAAATTTTCTATTTCCTAATAAACCTGCTTGTTTAGAATTAATTATTTTAATTTCATTAATTTGATTATTATTTAATAAATTATAAAACTCATAATATAATTTATTTAATGTATTTTGTGGTATATATTCCCAATCCTTAGAACTTTGAATTTTTATATGATATTTATTTTTAATATCCCATCTTTCATTATTTTTAGATTCATCACGCATCAACTCGCTATATATGTCATTTACCATTTCAGGAGTTATTTTACCAAGTATTTTAATTTCATTTAATATGTCAATCAACTTTATCATTTTGCAAATTCTTTCAACCTATTTTCAAAATATTTTTTTATACCTGGCATTTCCTTTTCTTTAATTTCTAATGTACGTTTATTAGTATCCATTACACCGTATGTAGGACTTATTGGATTATCATTATTATCATAATTTGGACCTGTTATTTTCCATTCTAATGATATTACTTGATATAATGATAAATATTTATTTGTATTATTTAATACGTCGTTATAATCTTGTTGCGATATTTCAAATATTTGTATTCCTTCAACATTTAATTTTTTTGCAAAATAACGTGTTATAAATCCATTAATATAATCATTTGGAGTTGGTGATAAAATTGTGGGTCTTAATTCTTTTGCTTTATTTAAATTATTTAAAAACGTATTTTTGTTAATAAAATTATTTGGTATGAATCTATTAAAATTAAATTTACTTGCGTTTTTTTGAATTTTTATTAATTCTATAGATGTATTTGTTAATGTTTTACCACTAAAAAATTTTCCATCAGATAAAATACAATAAGTACCAATATATGGTTCATTATTATCTTTACGCTGATATTCTGCACCAGGTGTATATTGATTTTCTAATATTTTGGATTTAGGATAATACATTATTAATTATTTTATTAAAGCATGAGTTATAACATAAATATAAAATTTAAAAAATTCATCTTTAGACAAATTTTCAATCCAACTAATAATATGTTTTCCATCCCATCCCATTTCATGGGCTTTATCATTAAATTTTTCATAATTAATTTTATCTGATAACTTATATAAACTTTCAGGTGTTATGTTATTTTTACCAATAATTTTTATTTCATTAATTCCCTTTAAAACATATAAATCTGTAGCTGTAAAAAAACCAGTATTTGGAAAATTAACATATATTTTATAATAAAAAGAATAATGATTTTTTTGTTGTTTTTGTATTTTAGTTATTCTGGCTCTTTGATAATACAATTCTCCATTTTGTTCATTTTTATCTACTGTTAAAAAATATACAAAATCACCTATCTTCAAATTTTTTCCAATTACTTGTTTTAATTTATTTTCTTCAGGGCTATCAACATATATTCTACTCAAAGCTGGTAGAATTTTTATTTCATCTAATATGGATATTAATTTAATCATGATGATTTAAGCATACATTGTTGTGTTTCTAAAGTAGTTACCCAATCATTATTTTGAACTTCTTGTGATATTCCAGTAATAATAAATCCTACTCTAAATTTACCTGTACTTTTATATCCAAGAGGTAATCTATCTTCAGGAATTTTAAATATTTCACCTATAACTAAACCAGATAAACCATCTAATGTAATATTTAATTTAATGGGCATTATTCCTTTATAATTAGCTTTTGAATCTTTTTCATTATTTATTTCATAATATATAATATCATGTAATGCTGTTTGTAATGAATTTATTTTGTCTTCGGAAGGAATTTTTCTAAATTTATTTAAAGTTTCAAAAAATTGTACTATTAAACTTGTATTATTATTAAAAGCATCTATTGTTGATTGTTTATTTTCATCTATTAAGAATGAAGGATTACGACCAAAACCCACAAATTGATTTGTTGAATTATATTCATTTACTTCAGGAATTATTCTATTTATTAATCCTTCATTAAATTTAATAAAATTCCCATTATCATATCCTAATACTCCCCCTACAGTTTGTGCACTAATTGCAATCATTGTAGTCATTGATGGAAATATTGCAGATTGTATAGAATAATTTCTTACAGTGGTTTCATTTCCAAATACTTTTAAAGTATAAACATCATCTGATGCAATTTCTTTTTCATCTAAATATTTTACATCTATTATTCTTACTATATCTCTTGTTCCATCAACATGTAATTCAAAATTATTAATATTTCCTAATGATTTTTGAACTTGAAACATTACTTCTTTTAAAAATAAATAAATACTAACAACCCCTTTCTCTTCTTGAAAAGATATTGAATCTAAAATTTCTATTAAATTAGATATATTTAAAAATATATTACCAATTATTCCTCTATTTCCTTCCTTAGATGATTCTTTATTAAAATATTTAAAATCATTACCAACATTTCCTAAAAAATCAGGACCAATAGGTTGGAATGTTGAATTTTGTAAAGTATCTGAAAATGGTGTTATTAAACATACTTTAGGATTTATTGATACTTGTTTATAAAAAGCAAAACATTCAAGTGGTTTATTATCATTATCATTTACTGATAATTTTATATAAGGTTCCTTATGTTTATTATCATATAAAATAATATCATTATTTAATAATTCTAATAAAAATTTTAAAGGAATATAAATTTGATTATCTGTGGAATTTGTACCTGAATTATTAGATGTAGTTGATTCATTTATTTTGATATTTAAATATTCTGTAGAAATATCTTTATTAGATGAATTATTATGTATATTATATATACCTATTGTGTTATTTGTTTCTAATAATTTTTGATGAATGTATAATAAAGTTCCTTTTAATTTATTAGCTTTAAGTTCTCTTAAAATATCTTCTTTATTACCAGTAAGTTTACTTATATTATCTAATACTAATCCATTATTTGTAGAAACATAATTTATTTTAAGTGATTCCATTACTTCTCCAATAGAAATAATAGTAATTATACAATCATATCCTCCATCTTGACGAGAAGACCATGAAAAATTTTGTATAAGTCCAAACATTGCATCATAATTACCAGATGTTTCTTTTTGTTTTTGGAAAATACTTTCATATATTTTATTTTTAGATAAATTTGTATTTGTAACATCTAATATATTAATATAAGGTGAATTTGTTACTAAAGATGAATTATTATCTAAATATAAAGATGAACCCCATTCTAATAATACAGCATAACCTGGTCTCATATATAATAATTCTAATTCTTCTAATTGAGAAACACTCCAACAAGTTAAATTAATTATTCCTTCACGTAATGAACCATATGCTGTTTTTGATTTAACAGAAATTGAAGTAATACCAGGCATTGGTCTAATACCTAATTCTTGTCTTCCACCTTGTTTCCAATTAGAGTTAGGACCCCCCAATAATTTATCACCATATGAACCTCCACCAGAACCTAATCCTCTACGTAGTGCAAATTTATTATTTTTTTCATATAAAACACCTCCTTGTAAAATATATTTTTTAGCTAATGCATTATTCTTTAAACCTAATTTAGCAGCTAATTCAGAATCTGGATCAATATCAACAGAAGATGTTAATCTAATCCAACCAGTACGAGAATTTAAATATTGTATATTTTTAGATTGAGTTCTTCCTGACTCATTTCGAGCATTTTCCCTAGTTCTTAATTGATCCTTTACGTATTGTTTGAATGTTGATTTGAATATGCTCATAATTCATTACCTTGATTTATTTATTGTTTCTAATTGATTTAAAATGTCAGATATATTATTTGGATCAGGTATTCTTAATTGAATACCTACAGGTACAAATATAGAATATCTATTTAATCCAGCATTATTATTAGCAAAATATAAAATAGGCCATAAAGTTACATCACCATAATAATCATTAGCTATTAAATCAAGTCTATCACCCATAGTAGTAATTATATATAAATCACTATCTTTTGGTGTTACTTCAGGATATATTATTGATGAATAATATCTTTTACCTGATTCTGTTTTTAATATAGTTGAATTAAGGTATCTATTCATTAGTTTATTATTTGGATATATCTTTTAGATATATTTAAAAACCAAGAATACCATTCATCTTTTCCAAAAACTAAATCCATGTTTTTAAATAATATTATGAAATTTATGTATTTTATAAGTATAATTTTTATTTATTTCAGTTTCTAAATCATCAATCATTTCAGGAGTTATTTTACCAAGTATTTTTATTTCATCTAATGGTAATGGTTCATCTTTATATTTTACTAAAATTTTATACATATCTTCTCTTCCTTTATTATCCAATCTTTCCAAACAATCTAAAAAAGGCATGGTAGAACTTTTATATCCTATCATATTATTTATTTTTTTTAAGAAAAAATTGCTTTTTTCAAAATCACCATTTTCATGTGCCTTTTTACGTATTTCTTTCCATATTATTTTTATTTTATTATAATGATTACCTGGAATTACTTTAATTTCATTTAATATTTCTATTAATTTAATCATAATAATCTAGTTTTTGGAATCCAACGCTCACCACCTCCTTTTTCTTCTCCTTTATCTGCAATAAATGGTGATTGTGTTAATGATTTTTGTGGTAAGAAATTCCAAATTGGAGTATAAGCAACAGCTACATCTATTAAATGAGGTAATTCCATCATATCTCTATCTTTCTTTGCATCATTTGCATCAGGTTCATCTAATGCTATTTCCCAAGGTGCATCATCGTTTACTGTTGGGGTTAATGAAGTAATAAATCCTGGTTGTCTATAAATTAAATTACCAATTGTTAATTTCATTAAAGGTCCTCTCATTCTATTTGACTTATAATCAGGAGTTAAATTTGAAATTAAATAATTTAATTTTTGATACATTGGTTTCATTTCAGCTCTTGATTGAGCAGCTAGTTGAAAATTAAATGTTATTTGTGAAGTAAAACCATTATATGTATAAAATTGTTCACCTCTACCATTATATTTTACACCTTGCCAATCAGCATTAAATGGAAATGAAATTCCTTTTATAAATGCTCTAAATACAATAAAATTTGAAAAATTAGGTTCATCTGTATCTATTGCTTCAAATCTAAATTTGATTAAATCTCTTTGGTCATCTAATGAAACAGCATTATTTGAACCTGGAGATTGAGCTCTAAATATTTCTAAAGCTGTTATTTTATCTAAAGCTTCACCTTTGGAATAGTCGCTTCTATCCATTTTTTTACCAGGTGAACCCCTTTTTACTCTTCTATCTATTTCATAAAAAGAATCGGCTAATATTTTTTGTTCAACATTATAATTATCTTTTGATATAATAACATTATCAGTTGAAGTAGGAGCAACTTGATCAATTGGTGTAATACCACTCCTTCTAATAGAACCAGTTAAATTTAAATCTAATGCACTATTTAATTGTAATAAAGCATTTGTTTGAAATAAATTATCTTGATTTTGTTTTCTTATTTCATCAAAATATTTTGTTCCCTCTTCATTAATTGCAGGAGTATAATCAAAACGTCTAATTGTTGTGGTTCCTATTCCATAAACTGAACCAGGTCCTCCTACATAACGATCAATTATTCCCTCTTGTTTAGTTAATTTTGCTATAAGATAATTTTTTGTATTAATACCTACATCAACGCCAGAAGCTATAAATGAATCTAATTTTTTATTATCTTTTTTAGTTAATTTTAAATTTTCATTACGTACAATTAATCTATCTCTCAATTGCACTAATCTATTTTCTTCTGTAGATTTATTAGGAACAACTTTAGAATATTTATAATCTTCTCCTATAAAAGGAGTTAAACCATGACGTTCAATATGTACCCCAAAAGCATTAACTGGTATTTGAGCTAATGTATTAATTCCTAAATTATATATTCGTGTAGGACCTAAATTTGTATTATTAAATAAACCTTTATTTGTTTCTATACGAGGATTTGATAGTTGTAGTCCTACTTGTTTTATTAAAAACAAAGGACCTTTAGGTACATCTTTAAGAAATTTAAATATTCGGGTTGTATCTATTGCAGAATGAACAGCAGCACCAATAACTCCTCCTCTTATTAAACCTTCATCAAAGTTCAATAAATCAGATTCTTTGTCTGGTATAGGAGTTTTGATGTAGGGTTGATTAGAAGATCCACCTCCACGTTGATCTTTTCCAAAAGGAAGTTTTTTGAGATTTGTATTTAAAGATATTAAAGGCATTTTAATTTTTATAATTATTTAAACGTTTTGTAACATTAGTACTTTGACCAATATACATACGTCCCGATGGGGATGTAGCCTTATATATTCCAATTATATTCATATTATTGAGGAAGATGATCAATATATCTATCCCCAATTTTTGATCTCCATATACTTGAATTAGCAGCATCTTCTTCATCCAAAATACTTTCATTTCTTGGATGTGGGGGAATACCATTTTGAGATGAAGTGTTATGTAATGTTGATCCAGGTGTTTCTCCGTTAAATGGTGGTCTGTTTCCATTATATCCTAAACGACTTAATCCATTTATTAAATTTTGTAATAGTCCCATATTATTTTATTTTGGTATAAATATTTGATTTTTATGGAATATTGGTAGAATTCATTGCCATAGCCATTCCTACTTTTTGACCATTTAAATACACACCTTTACCATCTTTTATTGCTGAAGCTATTTCACGTAACAATTTTACTACTTGATTATTATCTCCTCCTAATAAACTTGTGCCACCCATTATTATATCATCTTTACGAAAGGGTACAATTTTATTACCTTTCATTACAAAATCTTCTTGAATTTTATCATTATTAGACATAACAGGAGTTCCATATACTTTTCCCCTTTTAAAACCTTTAATAATTTTATTATGAAACGTAGAACTATTAAAAATTTTATCTATTTCATCATCTGAAAGAGTACTTCCTTCTTTTCTAGCTAATGACCTAAACATTACTTTATATATTTCATCTAAACTACCAAATTTTTCACCTTGATTTATTCTATCTAATATTTGATTTTTTATTTCATTAGTATTTTTTCTATATGAAACTTGTACTGCTGGTGTAAGAGCATTATAAAATCCACTTCTAGTTTTTGTTAATGTTTTTTGGATTTCATTAGCAAATTCCTTTTGAGAATTACTAATGTTTGTGTTTGATTGTATTTCAGAAAAGGTTTGTTTTCCAATATGTTTATAATCAGCTCCTCTAAAATATCTTTGAAGTTTATTAATTAAATTTGTTAATACATCTACTAAATTATTTAACATGCCTCCAGATACAAAATCAGAAAATATTTCTTTCGCCTTTAATAAAGCTTGATTAAATTTTTGTTGAATAGTTAGTTCCATTAAACCCCTAGTAATATTTTTAGGGTCATTCATTTCCTTATAAAAATTATTTCTTTTTTCTAAAGTTGGAATTGCTTTTTCTATTTCTTTTCTTTGAACTTCAGTAGCAGCTGTCATATTCTTTTGAATTAACAAAGCATCTGCTAATTTATCAGCATTCAATCCCATATACTTAGCTAAACTTCCCTTAACAATAACATTTAAATCTGAAAAACTATCAAAAGTTAATCCAGCATCTTCCATTAATGCTTTAGCTGCTTTATCAGTTTTTCCCATCAATGCTAATCCTCTTGCGCGTTCAGCATTTAAACCTCTACCCATAAGTAATTCTGCTTCTAATTCACTTTCAATAGAAGATTGCCAATCTAATAAATGTGAAGAAATTTGTGAAGCATCATCCATTGATAAACCTAATGCTTTTACCTGAGCTACAGCATTTGCTAATTGTGGTACTTGATTTTTATAGTTTGATAAAACAATACCAGATAATTTAGAAATATCCTGATAAATTTGTTTATAATTTAATTGAATTTTTTTCTGTTTATTTACTTCTAAAGTTTGTTTTGTAATTGACTCTAAAAATTCTTCAGAAGTCATTTCTTGAGTACCAAAAATTTTATTTAAAGCAATAGATTCTTCAACAGATAAACCCATTACTTTACTTAAATCAATTTGGTTTTTTAATATTTCTTTAGAAAAAATATAACCTGTACCAAAAGCATTATTTAATTCTTCAGCAGCTTCTACTTGATTTGTGGTTGTAAAAAATATATCATTTACATTTGCTTTATTATGAACATATATTTTTCTTATATCTTGTGCTAATGTTTTTTGAACACCTAAATTACGAGCAATATTAGTATTCATTTTATCAGCATCTAACATTCCTCCAACCCATAACTTAATTAATTTTATAATCAACATAAAAGGAGCAGTAATTAAAGCTAATTTACCTAATATACCTCCAAATCCTCTAAATGTTTCTTTTAAACCTATTGAAAAAAGTTTAAAATAATTTTGTATTCCTTTACCTCCAGCTTCAATTGGTTTTTGAGCTGTTTCCATTAAATCTACACCACGTTGAACGTTTATTACATCTCCTATAATTGGAATTTTTGATATTCCTTTTAATATACCTACTAAAGGTTGTAATTTTTTTCTATTTAATTCATCTATAGCATCTCTTTCTTTTTGCCATAATAAGTTAATATTTCCTAATGTTTGTTCTTGTTCTGATAAATAAGCAGTAACATTAAGTAATTGTTTAGCTCTTTCTCCTCCTACTACTAAAGCTTCAGCTTCTAAAATTTTTATTAAACCTTGAAATTGGTTTTGAGCTTGAATATTTTTTAATATTTGTTCATTAACTTTTTTTCTTTCTAATAATCCTTTATTTCCTTTACCAACAGCTCCTATAGTTTTATCATATATATTAAATACTTCTCTACCTACTTTTCTAATATTTTGTAGTGAAATATCAAATCTTTGATTTAAACCAGAATTAGCAGCATTCATATCACTAATAATACTAGTAATAGCATCATTAAATGCTGAGGCTCTAATACCTAAATCTTCTATAGTTTGAGAAGGGTCGTTTTTTGGATCTAGTGAATCATCTATTGGCATTATAAATTATATTTTTGTTTAAATTTTATTAAATCATTATACATACGTGGTAAATATTTTTTATTAACATCTTGATAGTATGGGTATTTCTTATTCAGTCCATGTGGTAAATATTTTATAATATTATTTTTCCATTCTCTCATACCATTATCGCTAATTTTATCCCATTCCGACCCATCCCTTCCCTTCCATATTGTACTATATAAATCTCCCAATATTTCTGGAGTTATTTTATTAATAATTTTAATTTCTTTTAATATAGGTAGTAATTTATACATATATTATAAATACAAAAGCTCCTTACTTTTTTGTAGGAGCTTTAACATTGTATGTTGTGCCTGGATTATACAAATGTTTAACTGATTTGGATGCTTGTTTGGCTTCTTCCCATTTCTTTTTTTCTAACTCTTGTTGTGGTTTTGTATGATATTCAACAATTTTCATATATTCATGATTACGTAGCCATATAGGCATGTTATAAACAGTCATATATTCATATCCACCATTTCCATTAAATACTATTTGATGTATTTGCTCAAATAAATATTTACGATATTCATCATTCAGGCCAAAAAAATTCTATCCCAATTGGGACGGCTACCTCCACATCACCATTCCCAAAATCATGAAATGTTTTTAATTCAATACCTGGAGATATTTTTCTTATGTACTCAGAAAATACTTTTCTATCTCTTGATAAAAATGATTTATCTACAAATTCACGAATTTCTTTTTTTTCTGTATTACCATTTACTGCTAATATACTATGTTTTAATGTTGTTGTAATATCATATGAAGCCATAGATGAAATTTTTTTCATACCTTTAATTTCAGCATCTATAGCTTTATCATCTGCAATTGTCAATAACTTAAATTTAAGTAATACACCTGTATGAGGTAATTCAAATTCAAATTCATTTGTACCTTCTTTAAATAATTTGGTATCTATTTCTTTTTCTTTTATTGTAGTTAAATCAATTGTAATTTTTTCTTGTTCACCTGTAACTGGGTTTCTTGTAGTAAAACTATATTCTTTACCATAACCTAAAATACGTGAAGCTAATAATAAAGCTTCTTTGTCTACTAATAATAAATCATCATAATTAAATTTAGTAACTATTAAGGCTTGTAATAATTTATCTAATACTATATCTTGTTTAATATAATTAATATTAGTTAAAATATCTTCATGAACTGCACACATATATTTTATTTCAACTTTTCCTGATGATAAAAGAGAAGTTTTTGGATATACTAATCCTTTTGAAGGAAGTTCAACTATTTCAGTTGGAAAATTATAATTTGTTGAATTTGACATAAATTTTATTTTATTTGTATATAAATATATAAAATCAAAATTTTTTAATAAAAAAGGGACTTAATTGTCCCCTTTTTATTTTTAATTTTATTATTTTTTATTTAGGTATTAAATCTTGTGCTGGAACCCTCCCATCATCAACTTTTTCCGTAGGTACGTGTTTTGCCCCACCAATACCATCTGCTTTGATATCACATCCTTTACCCCATGCTATACATAATAATAACAGTGGAGGAAGTAATATAGATAATGATACACCTACACCTCCTTGTGCTTTAACATATCTTGATATAAAATATACTAAAGCACCAGCTAACACAGATAAGCCTATAGCCCATCCCCAAAATTCTCCACCAGCTTGTTTAAGAGCTTCTATACCAGTAATCCCGCTTGAATCTGTATAAAAAAAGAATTCATTTATAACTATATATAAAAATCCTAATATTCCTAATAGAGCACTAACTGCTAATAATTTATTTTCTTTAATCCATTTTTTCATAAATTTAATTTTTATTTGTTATAAATATTGTAAAAATTATAAAAAATCCCTTTACACTTATATATATGTAAAAGGATTTTAAAAATTCGATTTTGACTAAAGTATTTTGAATTAATTTTTAGAAATTTAAAATACAATAATCGCACGCAAGAGTTACGGGAATAACTGTATTCTGATCGGCAGCCCAATCAAAATCGCCAAAATTTGATACTGATTTGATAAAGGCACCTTTTATAATCCATTCACCTACAATATCACCTACTGGACCTAGTACATTTAAAGTAATGTCTTTCTTATAAAAATCTGAGTAACCATCACGACCTGTTACGGATTCATGTGATAATCTAAACCACTCCATTACTGCTTGCACACCTGAGGGGGCGATTGGTGAAAATAATTCAAGTGAAATATCATTCCATCTAACTTTACCTTTGATTTTACGATAAACATTGATATGATCCAATGTTATTTCTCCAGCTTCAAATCCAGGAGCAGTTGCTTTTTTTACTATAAATGATGGAATACCATCTATATAAAATATAAATCTGTTTTGAACATGTGGTTCAAAAGCGGTAAAGAACAATTCATTAGGATCTAGTACGGGCATTTTATTTTTATAATTTAATTATTTGTTATAAATATTGTTAAATTTAATTTTTATTGATTAAATGTTCCACCTGTTGGGGTTACAGTAAAATCAAGTATAATAAATTCAGCTGTTTTTGTTGGTTGTATAAATATTTGACCAACTAATTGATTTCTATCAATTACATCTGATGTATTATTTGAAGCATCCATTACTACTTTAAATGAATATAATCCTTGTCTTGATACAACTGATTCTAAATAAGGATTAACTATACTTAAAAATTTATTTCTTGTAGCATTTGTATTTTGTTCAAATGTTAAGAAACGAGAAGTTGAAGCTACAAATTTTTTCAAGTTTATTAATAATCTTCTTACATTAATTCTATCTAAAGCAGATGCTTTTCTTTGTAATGTTTTTTGACCCCATGCTACTACTCCTTCACCTGGAAAACTTGCTAATGGGTTAACATTATTTAAATATAAACTATCTCTATTAGATTGAGATAATTTACGTTCAGCTTGAATTACTGAAGGAATTCCACCACGATTTAATCCAGCAGGTGCAAACCATTCAGCTCCTACTTGATCATTAAATGCAAATACTCCTCCTATTACTACTGATGAAGGAACCCATACATTTTTATTTAATTCATTATCTCTAATTTGAACCCATGGCCAATACATACCAGCATAATTACTATTATATGCAGCTGCAACAGATGTTGCTGAAGTTAAAGCTGAACCAAATCCTACAGGATCTGCAATTACAAAACAATCACCTCTTGATTCTGCATTAGTAATAGCAGTTGTTATTGCAGTTGATAAAGCATTGTTATTAGCTGTCATACCAGGTATTAAAACTAAATTAAAATCATATTCATCCTGATTTGATAGTAAGTTTAAAGCATCTATATATGCTGCTGCTGTATATCCTTGTGAATTTGTAGCTGAATCTGTTATTTGTTCATTAAATTTAGCATTTCCTATTATAAAACCGTCTGATCCACCAGTAAATGAACCACTTGCTACAATTGGTAAAGAAGCAGTATATGCTGATTTAGCAACACCATTATTATCAAAATAATCTGGAGTTTGTTTTGAAACATTTGATACTCTTACATATGCACTCTTATTAGCATATGAACCAGTTGATTGAATATAATTTTCAGTAACATTTAAATTGTATGCGGTATCACCAATAACATTTGCTATATAATTAGGAACTTTGGGATCTAATGATAAATTAGTCCATGTTTCTAATATTATTTTTTGAGAATTATTATCATCACCTCTTCTTAATAATAATGTAAATGTACCTGTTGTAGAATTAGGATTTAATATTTCCCATCTTACATTATCAACACTACCACTTATTAAAGAACCACTTGATTCAGAACCTGAATTATTCATAATTACTCCATCAGAAAGAGTTTCTAATGAAAAACAAGAACCTGAATCCACAGCAGCAATTGTTGTTGATGTTGCTGGAGCATATGAACCGCTCATTATTTTAACAACAGTTAAAGTTTTTCCACCATTACTAAAATATTCCCTAGCAGTATATGATGTTAAATATTGGTAATAATTACTACTACTTTTAAAAGTTGTACCAAAATTTTGTACATATTCACTATATGAAGTAACTTTAATAGGTACTAAAGCTTGACCTTTAACAGTAGGACCTATTAATACCGCACCTATTTGTTCAATACCTTTTTGGATAAAGCTTTGATCATTTTCGCGGGTAAATACTCCTGGTGATATAATTCTTTCGTTTGCCATTATTAATTAAATTGATTTAAAATTATTTATTATATTTCTATGATAAATATTTAAAAAATATTGTAAACGTTATGGTTGAACAAGGGGAGTTATTTCTCCTGTATTTATGTCTATACTTCCTTTACCATATTTTTCATTTAATTCTTTTGCAAATTCTTCTTCTTTTTGTCTAATAGTTTTAGAATCTAAAATTAAATATGATTGATCTGTTTTAATTTTTTCTAATACTTCTTCTAAATTTCTTTTTTGAAATTCTAAATTACCTAATTCAAAATATATTTTTGAATACCCAGATTGTAAATCTTTTAATTGTTGTAATTCTTGTTCATTTAATTGTTTTTTTTCCATAAATTTTATTTTTTTATTTTGTTGTATATAAATATATACAAAAGTTAGAATACAGCCAAATATTTTTTTAAATTATTTATTTAATTAACAAAATGTCTGATTAACTATAGTATTTATTATTTCCCAATCAGTTCCGTTAGATTGATACGTTATCCCCACAGGTAAGCTACAATATCCAGTTGCCCATCCGCTATTACCAAAATCATAGAAAGAATTAAATATTCCACTCATATCCTGAATGCTTCCAGTAGTAGGAATAACTCTTATGTTAGCAGTTGAAGTATTATCATATCTTTTTATAACATATATTCTTCCAAGACAAGTAGAAGCATCTGGTATATTTAAAGTCCAGTTACTTCCACTATTAGCTACAGATAAAGTATAATCTGTTTCTCCTGCAGATCCAGAATTAGCAGTTATTTTACGATACTTATGTCCTTGACTACCAAAATTATCTAAGGAAGATGATGGGATATTTCCTTTAATACCTATTCTATCTGTAGATGCATCTGTAAAGAATAAATTATCATCAGTATTACCTTTAATTCGTACATCTTTATCTGCGCCTGCTTCATTAACAACTAATGTACCATCAAGAGAAGTATTTCCATTTACATTAAGACTTCCAGTTATATTTAAAGAACCAGATATAATAGAATTATCATTTGCAATAAAACCATTTCTTATTATATATTCATTAGCCATATCTTATAAATTTCTATAAAGTGATTTAATATTCCATCCATTACTTCCAGATATACTTACCATTAAAGATGCATTACTTCCAGTAATTCCAACTCCAAAAGAAACTCCTTTTGTTGTACCAAAATCATTAGTTGAATTATCAGTATATGAAGCAGTTGACCCTATCCAAGTTGCCATAAAATTACCTGCTCTTCTATTTGAACCTGAAGTAATTACATAATCCATAAAAACAGAATCATATGATCCTGTTAAAGAATTGTGTATAACATAAGAACCTGTTTGAAAAGAACCCGTTGTTATATTTTCTATTGTAGCTTTACTAGATGTAGTACCATCATGTAATCCTAATATTCCTCTTGTTGTTGATGATTTACCTAAATCCAAACTAGTTGTATTTAAATTCATCATTTCAACAGAATTAACACCAAATCTTATTGGTGTTGTACCTATAGTATATATAAGAGAAGTATTTGCTCCATTAAATACTAATTGAGCTAAATTAGTATTTGAATAACCTAATGTAGTTCCAGTAGTATATGCAACACCTCTATATTGTAAATAAACTGATTTTATTTCAGTATCATAATCTGAACCTTCTAATTCAATAGTTGATTGATCTTTAAAATCACCAGTTTCTCCTCTTACATCTAAATTAGCTCCATTTACACCACCATAAAGAAACATTTTACCACCTGTTGGCATTGCAGTAGTCCAATCACCTAATATAATATTATTATTTAAATCTATACGTATTCCAAGTTTACTCGTTGTAGCATTATAAACATTCCAATGAGAATTAGTTAAACCAGTTCCTAACCCAATTCTCATTCTAAATTCTTGGTCAATTGTAACTTGTTTAAAAGAAAGTAATGGATTAAGATTATTTAACATTAATGAACCCAAACTTGTTTTATCACCAGCATATGATTGTGTGCCTGTTGTTAAGACACCACCAAATGTAGATGATGCTGGTTCAAGATTTAATACACTTCCTGAAATAGTTGCAGCATTTGCATTTGGAGATGAACCTATTGCTGAAAGACTAGTAATACCTGAATCTCCTAATGAACCTGATCTATAATAAAATTGACCACTACTTGTATCTACACATACAAATTGGTTCAGGGTTTGGTTATTTGTTATTGAACGGTTATAAATGCTTCCTGAAGTTGAAGAACCAGTTACTAATAAATTACCATTTAATTGTAAATTATAATTACCTAAATCAGTATGAGAGTTTATTATTGTTTTTCCAACTTCATTAACTTGAAAACCAGGATAATAAATAGAAAAACTACTAGAAGCTACTGTTCCTGTTTCAACTACTTCTAAACTAGTTGCACTTGTATAACTAGCAATTCTTCTTCTAGTTCTATTATATCCAATTTTAAATACAAAATAATTACCAACCATTGAAGGAGTGAAAGATGTTCCAACTCCAGTAACAGTTGTTCCTGCTTGAGAAGCAGTAAGAGCAGTGTATTGTAATGAACCTACATTAAATTTATAGGCAGGTTCTATTAATCCAACTCCAACATCTGCAAGTTTTGTTACTGTAAGAGCTTCAGAATCAGATTGACCTAAAATACGAAGTATATTTAATCTTGTTCCATATCCACCATTTATATCAAATTGATTTAAAGATGTTCCTCTTATATGGAATATATCAACATCTGAAGAAGCATAATTAGTTGATAATGCATCAAAATGTACATCTACAGTACCATATCCAGCATTTACATATCCATTACTATAAAAAGAACTTTTACCAGTTCTATTTACTTCAAAAATTGGAGAAGGATATGTTGCATTAGCACCTTGTACCCTAATTAAACTTGATGAAGGGTTTGTATAAAACCCATAAATTCCAGTATCAGCTCCATCTATAAATAAAGCAGCATAAGGATCAGGAGCATAATATCCACTATCTGAAAAAGGAATAATTTTTAATCCATATTGAGTATTTGGCATACTACTACTTATTGCAAGAGATCTATTTAAATATGAATTTCCATTTTTATCTATATTAAAAATTGAAGTTCCATTATTTTCAATAGCTAATTTAACATCATTAATACTTGAAGTAGTTCCTATTAAAAGCATATTCAAACTACCAGTTCCATTTATTTTATAATTAGCAGTTTGAGGACTTCCATATTGATTTTTTATCCAATATTCTGAAGAGGAAATTGAAGCTGACCATGTGTTAATTGAAGTAGTAAAATTATTAATACTTTGAGAAAATGTATTAAAAGAAGAAGTTAATACAAATATTGAAGTATCTATTAAAGATCCCGATCTATAATAAAATTGACCACTACTTGTATCTACACATACAAATTGGTTTAATGATTGATTATTTATAATAAATGGATTATAAATACTTCCAGAAAGCCAAATATCACCATTACCTGCAATATAAGCAGACTCAGTAGTTTTAAATCTTGCGGATAAAATTTTATAAGTAGAAGATGTAGGATCTGGACCACCATCTGCACTACTATCTAATACTAAAGTAGCCCCACCTATACTATAATATTGATGACGTATTTCTATATATCGTTGAAAACCAGAAATATAAGAGGTACCTGTTAAAGACAATAAACCTCCAAATATTACTGTATTGCCTGAAGTATTAGTGGATAAATTTTGGCTACTAAATTCATACATATAAGTATGTCCATTTACGCCGTCAAACTTAAATGCTGGAGCAAATTCATTTCCACCAGTAAATTGTACAACATTTAAACCTGTACCATCAACTTGTAATCTTGAAGCTTGAACCCCCATACCAGTACCTGTAGGTCCTATTACTAATGAACTAGATAAATAAGATCTTCCTAGTGCATCTACATAAAATTTTGTTTGATTTGCAGAACCAGAAGCTTTTATGAAATAACCATTTGGTGCCCCACCACCTTGTCCTTTATCATATAAATTAATTAAAGAAGCACCTGCAACATTATCTAAAGATGTAGCAAATGATGCACGAAGAGTTAAATTATCTGATACACCACCAGGTAAAGACCTACCTAATGAAAAATTATATGAACCTGGATAAGTTAATCCTCCATTACTTACTATAAAACTTTGATTAGTTATATCAGTATTAACAGTATTAGTATCACTTCCATTATTTAATCCTGCTATATATAATCCACTACCTGTTGCATTTGTTTTAATATATAAAGAACCTGATATTGTACCAGAACCAGTTATATAATAATTAGCTACTTGAGGAGTTGCATTTTGATTTTGAATGAATAAATTTGAACCTGAAAAAGAAGCAGTTGTTATTAATGTTGTGGGATCTATTGAAGAAGTACTAATAACTCCTATTTCATTTGTTTGAAGTAATTTTACGCCTGAACCTGAAAGAAATTTATTTGTTATTGATCCAGTTACTAATAGAGAACCACTTACTAAAGTATCACCCGCAATCTGTAATAAAGGACCAGCATCAATAATGGTATTTAATAATACTTTACCTCCTTGACGTTGTAAAACTAAAGGAGTGTTAGTCATACCTACCGTAGATTGCCAAGATTGTATTTCAGTATAACCATTAGTATCATTTGTACCTATAGATAAGGTTCTAGGATTAGCTGTATTTCTTGAAATACGAACCATATTAAAACTATCTGTAGAAGAATAAAATCCAGCTATAGTAGGAATATTTGGAATCCCTTCGGTATTATCTCCAACTTGAAATTTACCCAAAGGTGAAATTGTATTAACTCCTAAAGAGCCTGTTACTAAAGCATCTCCTGCTACTTGAAGTTTATATTCGCTACCTGTTGTTTTTAAATTAATTAAAAGTCTTCCATCATTTAAAAGTCTCATTTTTTCTGTTGGAGCTGTATCACTATCAACTCCTCTTGTGAAAAATGTTAAATGACCTTGATATGAACCTTGATCACGTTCTTCTACACCTATCCATGTATGAGGATATAGAGCAACATCAAAACTCCAAGGAGATAATCCTATATATACTTTACCCACTATAGTACCTGAGTTACCTGCTGAAGTATTAAATCTTACTATTTCTACATCATTTGAAGAAGTAGTAACATTTAAAAAACTATTTAAATAAGTTTTTCCATTAACTTGTAATTTATAATCACCTGAATCAGTAGTTGTACCTACAAATACTTTTGATGATGTTTCATATAAAATACTATTTCCTAATTTATTAGGAGAAATAAATTTAGGAATATAATCTATAGTTCCTGAAACTGAGGAAGAAACTGCTCCAATTATACTTTGAGTAAAAGAATTTATACTAGCACTCCAATTATGTATACTTTGAGAAAAAGCATTAAAAGAAGAAGTTAATACAAATATTGAAGTGTCTATTGAAGTTCCTAAAGAACCTGAACGATAATAAAATTGCCCACTTGATGTATCAACAGTTATAAATTGATTTAAATTTTGATTATTTTGAACTGCAGGATTAAAAACATATCCATATGAATTTATATAAAATGCTGGAGTTCCATTATTTAATTCATGTCTAAATATATTTTGAGTTAAATTATTTGGAGATGATTTTATATAATATCCTCCTATTCCATCTATACTTCCTAAATTTATCAATCCACCAGTTATTACAGTATTAGAAGTACCAATATAATTAAAAGTAGCATCATAATTAAAAAAGGCATAAATACTTCCATCATCTCCTTTAAAATCTATTTTATGTTGTACTCCATTAGTAATACTACCTAAAATAAGATTAGGATTATATGCACCATCATGTAAAGTTAAACAAGAGGCAGATAATGGATATGGAGGAGTTGAACCTCCCACTCCTATTATTGTATTACCATTACTAGATATTATTCTAAAATCTGCTACTTGATTAGATGTACTTTGATTTTTTATCCAATATTCTGAAGAGGAAATTGAAGCTGACCATATATTAATACTTTGAGAATAAAAATTAAAAGATCCTGTTGTTACAAATAAACTTTGAGAATTATTTAAATTATTTATTCTAACATCAAAAGATGCTGAATCTCTTATAACAGATGCAGTAAATAAATTAGTTGATTGGGTATAAGCATTAAATGAAGAAGTTAAAACATACCAATCTAAATTAATAGAAGAAGACCATGCATTAATAGATGAAGTCCATGTATTTAATGATGTAGTATAATTATAAACACTTTGAGTAAAAGAATTAAATAAAGTTAAAGATACTCCTCCAGAAGAACCTGATATAGAAGCAGTAAAAGCATTAAATAAAGATAAAGCAGTTATTGAAGCTGTATTAACTAAAATTGTTGTTGGAACAGAAGCATTATAAGAAGGATAAGTTGAATATATACCAAATCCAAAATTTAATGGAGCACCTAATGAAGCACTTACTTGTGAAGCTACGGAACCAGAAATAGTTCCTATTTCAATTATTCGTTCTCCTCTAGCATCTGCTTGTTTTAAGAATACTCTTCCATCATAGGTATTAATACCTATTTCACCTAAATCCAAATCTTGAATTGAGGGAACTTTGCCTGGGACGTTACTACGCCTTAATTGTATTTGTTGTGACATTATATAATGTCTAAATTTGTATTAGTATATACTAATTGAAGAAACCTATATAGGTTTAGTATAAATATTTAAAAATCATCTTCCTCTATCCAACGTATATAATATGTTCCTCCTAAAGCATTTTCATCCACTCTAATCCATGCTATAGTTCCATCTGCTGAAGCTCCACCAAATGTTGGATTAAATGTTTGAGTACCATTAGCATTAACTATTTTAAATTGAGTAATTATTTCATGACCTGAAGTTGTTGCACCACTACCTGTTGCTTGAGCTGTACTCCAACTACCATTTGTTGTATCTGCATCTCCTGCTTTTGTACCATTTGCTTCTCTACCAACTGCTCCTAAAATTAGACTTGCAGAGGGAATACTTGTACTTGTTATACTTGGAGTTGCTGTTGTTAAAGCACTTCCACTTGCTATATTAAATGTTGGAAAATAACCTGATAAGGACGAAGAAATTTCAGTAAAAGTCCATGCTTTTGCTGTTACTGAAACTGATCCAAAATTTATTCTAACTCTATCACTTGTTGTAAGAATACCAGTCCCCTGACTTGATAAAAATATTCTTAAGGTGGAACCAGCACTTGCAGCACCTGGATCATTTAATCTATTAATACTTGAAGTCCAAGTATTATTTTTAGTATCAGAAATTGATACAAAAGGATCTGAACCTCCAGAACCCGCATTATCATAAGCAACACATAAAACTGCAAAAGATCCAGCATTAAAATTTGTTTGAAATGAAGCTGATATAAATGTAGCAGCTGTATTATTACTTCCTGTTCCTCTATTCGTAGCTACTAATCCCATTTATATTTTTTTAAAATTTACTTGCACCGATACTTGGTTTGGTGTTCCTGATGAACCACTAATTAATATTTCTAAAGCATCTCCAGGAGCATAAAAACTATTTGTAACAGTTAATGAGGCAGTCCATACATTTTGGGCATTTAAAACAAGATTAGAACCAGTATGATAAAAATAACCATTAGAACCTGATTTTCGTGCGTTTACTTGAGCTGTTGTACCTCCATTTCTTATTCCATAAAGAGAAACCACAGAACAACTACAAGGAGCAATCCATGCAAAATAAATTCTATTATCAGATATATTTGTACTATAATTAGCTATTGTTATTCCTTTAGATACCATATTATCTCTAGCTACAATAGTACCACTAACATTTAATGAACCTGAAATTGAAACACTTCCACTTATATCTAAAGGAGTATTTAAATTCATTCCTGCTTTATTTATTCCCACAAATCTAGTACTGCCTGATATATATAATTCAGCGGAAGCCGATGTTTTTGTAAATATATATAAATCTTTATTTAGAGTAATATTACCTATATAAAAATCACTACCTGTAGTAAATAAATAAGCATCATTACTTCTTCCCAAAAATCCACTAAATCCACTACTATTTATTCCTAAATTTACATAATATTTAGTTTCATTACCAATATCATTGGTAGCAACTATATCTGAAGAAGCAGTAGTTCCAGCATTTAAATTTTTTATATTAATTTGAGAATAATAATTTATATTAGATTTTCCTCCAATAATATTATAATTAGATGAAGATACAAGTAAAGATTCAGGAGTAATTGGATCAAATCCATTATTGTTTATTGATACATTAGAACTTCCACTTTGATAAATTGAACTAGTACTTAAATTTGTAGTACCTTGCCATATTGTAATATAATTACCTAAACCATTAAATGCACTTTGATTTACTTTTAAGTTAATTCTTGAATCGAATGATTCTGAATCTCTTGTTACTGATGCAGTAAATAAATTTATAGATTGTGACCAAGGTCTAAATTCAGTTATTGAAGTAAAATTACTTGTATCAATAGCATTAATTCTAGAATCAAAAGATGCAGAATCTCTTGTTACTGAAGCAGTAAATAAGTTAGTACTTTGCGAATATGCTGTAAAAACTGTTTGGTCTGTTTTAGCAGCAATTTTTAAGTCAAATGAAGCAGAATCACGAGTTACTGATTCAGTAAAAAGATTAATACTTTGTGAATACGGATGAAAACTTGCAGTTTTTGTATATCCACTTACATCTCCTGCAGATATATTATTTATTCTTAAATCAAACGATGCTGAATCACGTATTACAGATGCAGTAAATAAATTTGTACTTTGCGAATATGCTGTAAAAACTGTTTGGTCTGTTTTAGCAGCTATCTTTAAGTCAAAAGATGCTGAATCCAACTTAGCAGATGCAGTGTATAAATTAATTGATTGACTATATGCAACAAATACAGTTTGATCAGTCTTTAGGTTAATACGAGATGTAAAAGAAGCAGAATCAAGAATTGCACTAGCAGTATATAAATTTATACTTTGAGAATAAGCAACAAAAACAGTTTGGTCTGTTTTTAGATTTATTTTTGAATCGAATGATGCAGAGTCTAATTTTACTGAAGCAGTAAATAAGTTAGTACTTTGCGAATATGCTGTAAAAACTGTTTGGTCAGTCTTTAGGTTAATTCTTGAATCAAAAGAAGCAGAGTCTAATTTAGCAGATGCTGTATATAAATTAGTTGATTGTGAATACGCTGTAAAAACTGTTTGGTCAGTTTTTAGATTAATACGAGAATCAAATGAAGCTGAATCAAGTTTAACAGAAGCAGTCCAAAGATTTGTGCTTTGAGAATACGCAGTAAATACTGTTTGGTCTGTTTTAGCAGCTATCTTTAAGTCAAAAGAGGCTGAATCTAATTTAACAGATGCCGTCCAAAGATTTGTTGATTGGGAATAAGCAGTAAAAACACTTTGATCAGTCTTTAAGTTTATTCTTGAATCAAATGAAGCTGAATCACTTATAACTGATGCTGTAAATGTTTGAATAGAAGATGTCCATACATTTAAACTAGCAGTATATTGTTGTAAACTTTGGGTAGCATTATTAATATTTACAGAATTTAAAAATCCTGTGGTTGGTCCTAAAAATGCAGTACTACCAGAAACTACAAGACCATTTTTTACTATAAATTCATTAGCCATATTTTCCTTTTTTCACTATCCAAAAGGGATATTATTTTTTATAAATATATTAAAGTAGGGAATAATTTGTTTTAATTGTCCAGAATGATTGAGGAATATCTCCTATTAATCTAACATAAGATTCACTAATATCTACATTAAATGAAGCTGTTGAAGTATTACCTATATCATTAGTTACAACCTCATTAAATTGAACATTAGAACCATTCCAAATAGCCATTATTTGTCCTGCTCTTAAATTACTTGCAGATATTAATAAGTAATTATAAAATATTGAATTATATGAAGAAGTTAATACAGGTATAATTGTATTTGAGCCTGATATACTACCTGTTTGATAATTTTCATATTTAGTATTTTTTATTAATAAACTTCCAGAAATCGAAATTGAACCTGTTATTGTTTGATTACCTATAAAAATATTACTACCTGTAGTAGCAAATGTTCCGGTATAATTATTAATAGATTGGGTCCAATTATTTATACTTGCTGTATAAGCAACAAATACAGTTTGATCAGTCTTTAAATTAATACGAGAATCAAATGATGCTGAATCCAACTTAACAGATGATGTAAAAAGATTTGTTGATTGCGAATATGCAGTGAAAACAGTTTGATCTGTTTTTAAATTTATACGAGAATCAAAAGAAGCAGAATCACGAGTTACTGATGCTGTAAATAAGTTTATACTTTGAGAATATGGTCTAAACTCAGTTAATAATGTATAATTGGATTGATTAGAATTAATATTACTAATTCTTGAATCAAAGGAAGCACTATCTCTTGTTACAGAAGCCGTAAATAAATTAATACTTTCAGTATATAAATTATGAACAGATAATAAAGTATAACTTCCTAAAGATGTATTAATATTATTTATTCTATCATTAAATGATGAAGAATCTCTAATTACAGATGATGTAAAAAGGTTTGTACTTTGTGAGTATGCAGTAAAAACACTTTGATCAGTCTTTAAGTTTATTCTTGAGTCAAAAGAAGCTGAATCTAATTTTGCTGAAGCAGTATAAAAATGTATTGATTGACTAAAAGCAACAAATACTGTTTGGTCTGTTTTTAAGTTAATTCTAGCATCAAAAGATGATGAATCTCTTATAACACTTTCTGTAAATAAGTTGATTGATTGAGAATAAGGGTGGAATGAAGAAGTTTTGGTATATCCTGAAACATCAGCAGCTGATATTGCATTGATTCTTGAATCAAAGGATGCAGAATCTAATTTTGCGGATGATGTATAAATATTTATACTAGCACTCCAATTATGTATTGATTGACTAAAAGGATTAAATATTCCTGATGTAATTCCTCCACCACTAAATGCATTTATTCTAGAATCAAATGATGCTGAATCTCTTGTTACTGATTCAGTAAATAGATTTATTGATTGAGAAAAAGAGTTAAAACTTCCACTTAATACAACAGTATTTAATGGAATTTTTTGTACTATACTACCCGAAGAAATTATTAAAATATTATCAACATTTGAAAATGAACCTGTTGGTAAATTGTAAATAATAAATTTTCCTTTATCATATATATATAATTCTAATTGATGGGGATGTAAATGAATATAAGATGATGTAATATTATTTGAAGTACGAATTAAAGCATTTACAGTTTCATTAGTTGCACCTACTTCTGTAGAAAATTGAGCATATCTATTATAAGAATTTGAATCTCTAGCATTTATCTGGGCTGCTGAAACATCTAATATTAAAGAAGAAATATTTGATGATGTTGTTTGTTGTGCATTAATATTAATATATCCTAAATTATTTATATCAACATCATTAAAATTAGCATCTAATAAAGTATATCTTGTTAAATTTCCTCCTAATTCAATATTATTTCCCGAACGAGTAATTCCATTTGAATAATTATTTGGTAAAGAAGAACTCCAAATATTAATACTTGAAGTCCATGTATTAATACTTTGTGAATATACAGTAAATACTGTTTGGTCTGTTTTTAAATTTATTCTTGAATCGAATGAAGCACTATCCCTTGTAACTGAAGCAGTAAATAAATTAATGCTTTGTGACCAAGGTCTAAATTCAGAAATATCTAATTTATTGTTAATTCTAATATCAAATGATGATGAATCTAATTTTGCAGAAGCCGTATAATTATGAATACTTTGAGAAAAAGGTCTGAATTCATTTACTAAAGTATAACTACTTACATCAATAGCATTTATTCTTGAATCAAAGGATGCAGAATCACGAATTACAGATGATGTAAAACTATGAATTGATTGAGTAAAAAAATTGAAAGAAGAAGTTAATAAATATGAACTAAGATCAGCAGCTCCTACTCCTGTAAGTTGACTTCCATCTCCTATAAAAGATCCTGAAAATGAACCTGAAAATGGTTGTTGTATTTGTGGTCCACGTATTTTCATTAATTAAATTTTCCTATTGCTACTATTTCATCAGTTACAGCAAAATTAAATCCTAATTCAGTTGTATCAATTGTTAAAGTACAAGTACTATTACCATTATCTACAAAACTCACTAAAGCAGCAGGTTCAATTAACTGACCATTAACAAAAAAATTAAAATTATTAATAGAAGTAGCAGGTAATCCTGATGGAGCTGTTAAAAATCCATTTGGAAATATTGCTGTAGTTGAAGTTACCGTTGTTGCTAATACTGATTTATTTGTATTTAAATATGTTAATACTGCAGGATCTATAGTACCTCCTCCTCCCCCACTACTTCCCCCAGAATTTGAATTAAATGAATCAATTCCAATAACATTTCCACTAGATTTATTAGTTTTACTTGTTGTAGCATTAAAAGTTTCTAAACTATCACTAGTTGTTTCTAAAGAAATAACTACTTGACATTTTGAAAAAAATTTAGATGGTTTAGATGCAATATATTTATTTAAACTATCAGGAATTATATATCCATTTAAAATAATATTAAATGTAGTTTTTACTGCTCTATCTTCACCATTATTTAATTCAGTTACTGTTTGAAAATTATCAATTCTTGCTCTAAATTTAAATCTATTTTTATCCCCCCAATAAGAATCAGAAGCAAAATTAATTGCTTCTACAATTTTATTCATTTGTTCAACATAATTTGTCCAAACAATACAATTATATGTTATAGTAACATAGTCTGGTATTACAGTAGCATAAAATTCACGTTGAGGAATTCTATTATTTATAACAGAAAACCTATCATATTGATTTCTTACAGTATATTTTTTTTCAATTATATTATATAAATTAGATTCATTACCATCTAACTTATTTCCCATTTCTCTATTTTTTTCAAAACTATTACGTTTAAAAACTATTAATGGAACCAATATTTTTTGATCTTTATCTCTATAAAATCCATCTTTTTGTATTGATTTCCAACGTTCAGGTGAACCATAAATAATTGGAACTTTAATATTTTCTGAACCTTGTATTACATTAGGTTTAATAACATTATTAAAATAATATAATATAGAAGTATCAATATCTTCTAAACCAACATAAAAATCTTTAACATTATCCTCTCCACGAGATACTTGATTTCCTCTTATTAATTCATCTGAAGAATCAGGTTTTGTACCTGTATAAGGTATTATTAATTCTTGTGAAATTTCTTTCGGTGTACGTGGTATTGGTTTTTGTTTAGCCATTATAATTCATGTGTATTAATAAAATTAATCATTTCTGTATATAAATAATTTAATTGTTGTTTATTTAATAATTTTAAATTGTGTAAACCCGTATTTCCAATCCAACTATATAATCTTGTTCCATAAATTTCGTTTTTTAATTTATCTTCAAATTCATTAATTTCATTTACAATATTATCATTTGTATAACTACATATTTTATACCACTCATATCTTACCATTTCAGGAGTTACTTTAGAAATAATTTTTATTTCATTTAATATGTTTAATAATTTATACATCTAAATTTTTTCCTTTGTTAATTATATATTCTTTAAATTTTTGTTCTAAAGTTCTTAATGTTCTTGCAAATGTATGCATTTCTCCATCTTTATTATAAGTTGGTAATGAAGAAACATATTCAAATTCATCTGATAGTCTTTTTAAAGTTTGATAAGTTTTAGCAAACATAATACGTTTACTTTTTTTCATAGGATCAGTATATACAACATCCCATGATTTTTTACCTGTTTCTTTTTCAGTTTTTGTAGGTATTGTTACAAAATCAGGTTCTTTTTCTTCTTTTAATATTTTCATTAATGATATCATTGTATATTATATTCTTGTTTTAAATCTAATAATTCTTTATAAACCCCATTTAAATTATTTATATTTTCTAAATTTAAATAAGGAGGAACGGAACTATTATCAATTTTATATTTTTTTAAAATTTCAAATCTTTTATTACTAAATTCTCTTCTTTCAATACTATGGAATGTTAATTTATTATTAAATATAACTAAATTAACCCATAAATCTTCAACCATTTCAGGAGTTATTTTACCAAGTATTTTAATTTCATGCAATATTGCATTTAAATCTAATAATTCTTTATAAAAACTTTGTTGTTGTTGCTTACTTAATAACAAAATATCATCTAAAGTATTACTTATACCTACTCTATATTTTCTTCCAATTTTCCAAGTTAATGTCATATTTTTTAATAAATTATCAATAAATAATTTTTCAATTATTTTAGGATCAATTTTAGAAATTATTTTAATTTCATTTAATATTTCTATTAATTTAATCATCTACTTTTTCTCAAATTTAATTTATCTTCACGTGTCCAATGAGTATTTACAATTATAGATAATGATGCTCCAAATCTAGACAAATATGATTGATCATATGGATAATCAGGTTGTTTTCCAACCACTAATTGATTCTCAATCCACCCATTTACTTCATAATAATTACCATTCCATTCTAAAATATCTCCGATCTCTGGTACTAAATTAACATCAATTAAATGTTGTTTTAAAAATGCAAAAGAAACGGATCTTAAACGATCTGGACCAAAGTCGTCGTCTTTCGTGTTTTGGTCTCCTCTAGTTATTAAGCAATTTAAAAGCACAGGATCGCTAAATATTTTTTGAGATGATTCACCATATATATTAGATACAGTGTTATCTAGTGAAATTTTATAATAACCTATCTTTTGCTCTATGATACGTTCTAATAGTTCCTTATTAATTTGCCTAAATAATGATATGTCGCGTTCCTCCCCGTATAAACTCATTGTATATATCCTTTTTTTATAAAATTATTAAATTTTTGTAATGCATCATTTTTATCTTCTTCAATTCCTTCAGCTAATAAATTTTCAACAAATAAATCAGGAGTAGTAACTAATTTATTATCAAATCCCACCTGTAAATAAACTATTTCATGTTGTTCATCACATTCTTCATATCCACCATATATATTTCTCCAATTTGTACCATTAGGAGTCATTTTATTTATTTTATAATATTTATCACATATTATTGCTAATTGCTTTATATCTATTAATAATTCTTGGCCTTTTAGAGTTAGTTTATAAGGTCTAGATACTTTAATTTCATCTAAATAATCCTCACTATCTAATACTTCAGAATCATCATTATTTAAATAACTTTCCCATTCATCACTATTAAATTCATTATCATCATTTTCATCAGGATGTGAATTTATTTTATTATATAAGGGTTTTAATTTAATCATTTTATTTCTAATAATTTTTGTTCAAATATTTTTTTTACCCATTGAGTTTCAAAAGGATCTTCATCACCTCTTATATCTTGATAATTTGATATAAAAGTATATTTTGGTATAGGATGATTATATTTTATTACATCTTCACTTTCTAAAATAGATAAATTAAAAGCAGCTTCCATTAATTTACCTCCATTTCCTCTTGCAACCCAATCTTGAAAATCAGTTCTCCATAATCTAGTACTTTCTAATAAATTAAAATGCTCTAATGCTTTATGTAATTCCCAAAAATAATCCATTGATTGTTTTCCTTTATCAGTTATTCTAACTAATTTTGATACTATTTTAATTTCTTCTAATTGTTTTAAAGATAATATTTTATTATATAAATAATATAATTTATTTTTATCTAAACTTTCAATCCATTGAGGATAATTAGTTACAGGGGAACCATTCATTTTATCAATAATATCTCCTGCTTCACCATGTAATAAATTTTTATCCACAAATTCAATTACTACTTCTGGAGTAATTTTATTTGGGGATATTACTTTAATTTCATTATATATTGGTTTCAAAGCAATCATTTTAATAATTCTCTATCTATTATTTCGTCAGCTGCTTGTATTAATTTTAAAGCCCAATCTAAATTCCAACCATGTTCTGAATATTCTTCCCATTTTTGTTTATTATATCCAGGTAAAATTTGAATTATTTTATATTCTATTTCTAAATATTCATCATCACCTTGAGCATTAGATTGTCCATCTTCATTAACTTCTAAATAATCTTTTATAATATTTCTTTTTAATTCAGCAATTTCTTTTAATGGTAATTGTCTTATTATTCTAATTTCAGTTAATATTTTACCTAATTTAATCATTTTCCAACTTTTCTAATTGTTTTTAATCTTGGTAAAAATGAAACAATTCCATCTATTTTAGGAATTTGTTCTCCATCTCCCTTTAACATTTTTATACCTAATGCTTTAATATCATCAATAGGAGATTTATTAACAATATACTTTACTTTTAATAAAGAATATTCATAGTCCTTAGTTCTTTTTGATTCTAAATAATCATTTGATACTATATTTACTACTACTACACCAGAAACAGCTCTTATTTGATTAAATATATCTACTTTATTATATGAAGTTTCACTTCGAAGTAATACTTGACATTCAAATAAGTTAATTATTTCTGTTAATAATATGTTAGGTTGTTTTATCATGAAAAACACGTTAAATAATATTTTAAATCAATTTCAAATTCCCTTTTTTCATCTTCTTCTAATTCATTCCATTCTCCATATCTTTCATTTATTAAATATTGTTTTAATAATTCTATATTTGTAGTTCCTTTATTTGAATATATAGGTGTGTTTACAATTAATTGAATATCCCAAACATAATTATAATCATCATTTCCTTCAAAGTCATTACTGTTTATAGCTGTTATATCAAATAATTCAACTAATCTATTAAATTCATCATAATCTTTAATTAATTGTTGTCCTTTTGCATTTAATTTCAAAGGTTTAACTACTTTTATTTCATATAATGGTTTTAATTTTATCATTACATAATATATATACTCATTGGAACATTATTCAAAGTATCTTTAGTAAAATCAGCTTCCATTTTTTGATTTTCCATTTGAACTTTTCTTGATGTTTGTGCTAAAGTATCTCTTAATGCTAATAATAAAGCATCTTTTTCTTTTGCAGCACCATCTATTAAAGTTTGTCCATTTAAAGTAACTTCTGAACCTGGAATTGGAACTGTTGAATATTTATTTCTTATTAATCCTAACATTTCTTTTGCAACAGCTAAACCATATTGATAAATCCATTGTTTACCAATACTATTAATTTGTGAATAAACTGGATTTTGGAATGGAACATTAGAAATATTAGTAATAGGTTTATTTGAAGAAAATGAAGCACTATATCCTCCACCACTTAATTGATTTGAAATTACACCATCTCTTTCAGAAACTTTAATATAATGAAAATATAAATGGGCTCCTTCTATTGTTGGTATAGGAAATATTCTTAACTGATTATTTACTAAATCAAAAGAGTACGCTGAACGTCTTATTTGGTCGTTAAATTCAATAGCTTGAATTTTTTCCAAATCAAAATAAATTGGCATTAACATAAAATTAATACCTGGTGAAAATTGACCAAAACCAAAAGTTTCTAACAATGATTGTATTCCAGTACCTGTACCAGCATAAGGATCAAAATAACGAACAATTGCTGGAGGATTTTCATAAAATATACGTTTTACTTCAATGGAATCATTTGGTTCTAATGATGCAGACAATGAAGCCCATACATTTAAATCATAATCTTGTTTTCCAGCACTTAATGAAATAGAACCAGTATAATATCTTACAGTACCTCCTGTACCTGCTTCTGAACCATAATTTTTTGCAATTTTTATAATTCTACCTAAATTAGGAGTAATAATAGAATTATTAAATGAAAAATTTGAAGAAGTTGGAACTAAATTACCTTCCATTGTTAGGTAATTCTCTCTAATTTTCCATTGATATATTTCGTTACCATAAACAGTAACAGCTTCTTCAAATGCAGTAAAAAAGGACCCAGATTGAAGTTCCACATTAGTCATGGGATAACCTAGTCTTCTTGCTGCCCAACGTGTAAATTTGGGTGCTTCTAATTGATAAACACTATCAGTGTCATAGAAACCAAAAGGGGTAGAACCAGATATTGGTCCTACGGGCTCACTATATATTTCGATATCTAGCATTTAATTATTTGTATATAAATATTGAATTTTTTTATTATATTTTTTCTAAAGTATAAAATGATTGTGATGTTCTATTATTAACTTTATTAGTAAAATCCACATAAATTGACGTATCTCTATGAAAAAATTTACCAGGTGTCCTAATAACTAATGAACCATCTCCTTTATATTCTTTAAAATAATGTATTATTCCTTCAATTATTTCTCCATCTACTGCAGTATATTTAACTTTATCACCTTTTTTCAAAGATAATAATTTTTGTTTAATTTTAGATAAAATATCAGGTACTACTTTAATTTCATTTAATATGGATAATAACTTAATCACGATAATTTGAATATATTTCTAATAATTTAGGTACTATTTCATGACGATGATTTGTTTTTAATGTAATTGTAACAAATCCTTCTATACCAATAAAATGTTTTGTAATAAAATCAAATCCAGACATTTTTCTATCTTTTAAATCTATTTGTGCAGCATCACCACATAAAATCATTTTTGAACCATTACATAAACGACCTAATAATAATTCCATTTGTCTGTGAGTAATATTTTGTGCTTCATCAACAACAACACAACAATTTGATAAATTTCTTCCTCTCATAAAAGCTAAAGGAATTACTTCAATTCTACCTTCTGAAATTTCTTTATCAATTTTATCCTTTGTATATAATCTAAACATATTATCATATACAGCAGCAGTATAAACAGACATTTTAGCATCTTTATCACCTGGTAAAAATCCTATATCTTCACCTGATGTAACCGCTGGTCTAGTTAATATAATTTTTTCAACAGTATGTTTAAATAATAAATCTAGAGCTGTTTGAGCTGCTACCATTGATTTACCTGAACCTGCTTCTCCTTTTAATACAGTTATTGTATTTCTTAATATTTCTGCTTTTGCTTGTTTTTGTTCTTCATTTAGTGTTATATTAAATTTGATTTCGCCTTTTGGTATACGTTTTGTTCCATGTTCAGACATATTATTTTAGTTTAAGTAATTCGTTGTATAAATTTTTTAATTTTAATTGAGATTGTTTATTTAAAAATTGAAAAAAATCAGGATTTCTTACATTTGAATCCCAACCATTTTTATATAATAATCCATATAATCCATTCCAACCTCGTGTTCTTCCTGAAGGACTAATTGATAAATCATCAATAATAGATATACATTTATCATATATTATTTTAGGAGTAATTTTTGAAATTACTTTAATTTCATTATATATAGGTAATAATTTAATCACTAAAATATTTGTTATAAATATTTAATTCTTATGGTAATAAGAAAAAAAGCCCAAGCAAACGCTTGAGCTTTATTATTGTTTAATTAGCAATTATTGATATTAGATTGTATCTAGACCTGCCACTTTCACCACGCCGTAGAAATCTGGACGAACCATTTTCTTAGCATATCTTGTTAAAAGACCTTTTCTTGGTGTAAATGTATCAGGATCATATACAATAGGTGTCATAATTAACGGTACATAAGGAGCATAAACAGCACCTGTTTCAAGGAATTGTGAACCTCTAAAGCCCATTAATATTAAGTTTTCAGTCATATAAGGATTCTTATAAACTTTCCAACGTGAATTAATAGTACCTGCTTTTTGAACACCCATAGCAAATTCAGCTTCACCACCTTTTGCATCAGTTGCATATCCAGGAATTGATTCAAGAATAGTACATACTGTAGGAGAAGTTACTAAGAAATTAGCACCACCTCTAAGTGTTTTTTGGTGAATTTTATTTGATACTTTTGCAAGTTTAGTACCTAATGTTTGGAACCATTGACCTTGTGAATTGTAAAAACCACCTGTTGTTGCAGATTGTTGAGTAAATCCAGACAAATCAGCATTTGTTTGTTGGTTATTAACAGCTGACCATGCATCTACTGTAGAAGCATTTTCAATTAACATACTTAAAATTTCAAGATCCACTTCCATTGCAATATATTCAGAAAGCATTGAAGTTAATTCAGCTTCTGCATCTAAGCTATGGTAAGCATTTAAATCTTGTGAAAATTCAGGTGTCCATTGTGCTTTTAATTTACGTGTTTTAGCAACAATAGAATCACTTCTTAATTGAACATCTACTGTAGGAATTACAATAGGTTGATTTTGTGCATTTAATACACTATTACCATCTTCAAAATCACCACGTGCATTATCACGAGGTTGGAATTGATAAGTAATTGTATAAGTACCACCATTTGGTGTTTGACCTGTTGAACCAGATAATGCAAATACTATATTACCACCAGATAGTTTAGTAAATGATTGTAAATATACTAATGCAGTTGAACCTGAAGCAGGAATAAATGCTCTTACACCCACTGGATCAAAATCAGGAATAGAAGCAGTTGGAACAGCTACTAATTTGATTTGTTGATTTAATACAGATGATGAAAAGTTAGCATCAAAATTTACATCTGCCCATGAAGCTGAAGTTACTGTACCTGTACCTGAACCTGTAGCGTTGTTAATTGAATAACTAAATCTACCTGCTCCATATAAACCTTTTGTTAAATCTGTATCTTTTAAATTTGCAGTAGCACCATAAAGACTATCACCAGAAGTGAAAGGAGATTTAGTAGTACCATATTTAAAATCTAGATAAAACACAAGACCTGAAGGTAAGTTCATTGGTTGAACTGATACAAAATCTTTAGCAGCAATTTCGGCAAAAATCCTACGAACTAAAGGTAAAGCTACCCCAGCCCATTGTTCACCTGCTCCAGCTGTAAAGCTAGCACCAGCTACTCCAGCACCTGTTACGTTTGCTTCGGTAATTATTTGTTTTGCTTGGTTTTCTAACAACATTGACATGTTGTGACGTTCTACTTCAGTTTTTAGCCCTTCTAGTAAACCTGAATCTGCCCATTTTTTCGCTAAACGAGAGGCATCATCACGTACTTGTTTATAGGGTGAAGAAGATTCTAATAATGTTTGAATATTCATTTTTTTATTTTTTTTTTATTTTTGTTTAAAATTGTTTTTTACTTATACCTGCTAATTCTTGGAATCTTTGGACTGTTGCATCAACATTTACAATTGGTTTTTTAAAAGCAACTCCTGCAGGTTTGGAAGCAAATGATAATGATTCTTTAACTAATGTTTTTGTTGATTGTTTTGTTTTAAATCCATCCATTAATGTTTCGAATACTAATTTTGCTTCTTTTATTGTTGTTGCTTTATCGAATTTTTCGATTACTTTTAATTTTTGTGATTCATTTAAAGTTTTTGCTTTAAAAATTGAATTAAGATATATTAATTTAGCATTTAATAAGTTATTTTCTTTTAATTCTTTACGTTGCATGTTAATAACTTTATATGCTTCATTTAATTCTGTTTTTAATTTATCTACTTCTTTTAAAGTTCCAACCTTTTTAAATCCAGGTGCACCTGTTTTGCTATTCATTGTTTTTTTAATAACACTTTGTTTTGCACCTTCTTTAATATCATCACCCGCTGTATTAATAGCTTCTAATTCAGCTAAAACTTCATCTAAATCAATGTCTTCATCATCTTCATCATCTACTCCAGTATTTGCATCTAATACATCATTACCTACTGGAGCCATTGTATCAATATCTCCTTCTGTTCCTTCATCACCATTCATTGATAAATCATCTGTTGGCATTTCACTAGTATCATCCATTGTTTCATCTCCTGGTACGGCTCCACTAGCTAATTCAGTTTGAACAATATCTCTGATAACATCTTTTAATTCTTCAACAGATAAATCTTTTACATCTTTAGAATCTACGTCTTCTACTTCTTCATCACCACCTAATTCTACATCATCAGTTTCTGTTTCATCTTCATCACGTGCTATGGGTTCAGTTCAACAAATGGGTGAAGCTGTAGAAGTACAAAATGATTTATCATTAATAGGTTGGGATTTAGTGTCAAATCCATCAACACCTAATTCATATATGAAAATAACTGAAGGATTAAATTCGGGCATTAGTTATGGAAAATATGATAAAATCAATGAAATAATTACTGATATTATTTGTACTAGAACAGGTGTATGTGCTTGTGAATTAAAATGATAAAATTATCACCTATATATAATGAAATTAGAGTAATTAATAATTATATTCCTTTGATTCAAAAATTAAGAGAAGAATTATTAGAAAAAAAAACATAAATGGTGGTTATATCTCCCTGAATGGCATTCAATACATTTAAAGTATGTAAAACCATCATATCTAAAAAATATCCTCATCTTTATCTAAAGAACAATCAAAATCTTTATATTACGATTTATTAGCATTTAAAGAAAAACATAATTTATAATATTTCCAAAAGAAATATTTATTTTTTCGTTGGTTTTTGCTTTTATTGGTGTATTTATCTTCGACATATAAATAATATGCTATTCTTACCTTAATATAGCATTAGTCAAACACTAACCAATCTATTATACTTTTTTACAATAAGTATATTTCCGAAACAAAAAATTAAATTAGGAGATCAAACAAATGAGTAAAACTCTATTAGAACAAGCTATTGCTGAAGCAAAAGCAGTTCGTAACACAGCATTAGAAAACGCAAAATTAGCTCTTGAAGAAACCTTCAACCCTTACCTAAGAGAAAGATTAGCTGCAAAGTTAAACGAATTAGATGAAGAAGAAGATGAAAAAGAGTTAAAAGAAACAAAAGAAGAAGTAGAAGAAACTGTGAACGTGGGTGAAACCGCTGAAGTAGAAGAAGCTACAACTAACGAAGATGACATGAATCTAGAAGAACTTTTAAGAGAATTAGAAGAAATGGATTCATTAAATGAAACAGAAGATCTATTAAACGATCCTGAAACAACACCAACAGCACACGGTAACATTAAAGAAGAAGAAGATGCTGAAGGAGTTGATGATGACGCTGATGGAGTTCCGGATGAAATGGATGATGATATCAACATTGAAGACATGAGCACTGAAGATCTAGAAAGTTTTATTAAAGATGTAATCTCGGACATGGTATCAGCAGGTGAATTAGAAGCTGGTAATGAAGATGAAGTAGAAGGTGAAGAAGAAATGGAAATGGGTGGAGAAGAAGGTGAAGAAGAAATATCAATTGAAGATATGGTAGCTGAAATTAAAAAATCAAAAACCAAAAAAGAAGATGATAAAGAAGACAAAGTTAAAAAGATGGAAAAAGAACTTAAAGAAGCTTATGACGCTTTAAAACTTGTTAAATCTGAATTAAACGAAGTTAACTTATTCAACGCTAAATTACTTTACACAAACAAAATCTTCAGAAACAAAAACTTATCTGAATCACAAAAGGTAAAAGTATTAGCAGCATTTGATAAAGCTGTTAACGTAAAAGAAGCTAAATTAGTATATGAAACATTAAGTGAAGGTTTAAAAACAACAAAAGCCCCAGTTAACGAATCATTATTAAGAGGTGCTGCATCTAAAGTATCAGGTATTGCTCCAAAGAAACCAATTCTTGAAGTAAACGATCAGGTAAACAGATGGCAGTTATTAGCTGGTATCAAAAAACAATAATAACAAAAACAAAAACAACAACAATTAATTAAAAATGTCAAACGTACATCAATTATTAGAAAGCGCAGCAGGATCTTGGAAAACACTTCAAAGTGATGCAGCTAAATTAGCTTCTAAATGGACTAAAACAGGTCTATTAGAAGGCTTAACTACTGTGGACAGTAATAACATGTCCCTTTTATTAGAAAATCAGGCTAAGCAATTAGTAACTGAAACCAATACCTTAACTTCAAATTCATCATTCACTTCAGGTGGAACAGGTGAAAACTGGGCTGGTATTGCTTTACCTTTAGTAAGAAAAGTATTTGGTACTATCGTAGCTAAAGAATTCGTTTCTGTTCAACCAATGAATATGCCGTCAGGTCTAGTGTTCTTCTTAGATTTCCAATACGGAAACAGTAAGACTCCATTCTCAACAGGTGATTCTTTATATGGTAACAGAAATACTGCTTCTCAGTTCCCATTTGCAACTCCAGCTCCGGTTGGTGGTTTATATGGTGCTGGTAGATTTACTTTCTCAACTAACCAATTCTCAGCATCAGCACAATTAACTGGTTCAACTGGTGGTGGTACTACTCCAGTAGTAGCTGCAGGTTCAGGTTCAGTAGTTACTGCTTCATGTTTCGTTTTAACGGGCTCTTGTTCAGATGTTGACTCAGGTACTTCCTGACTCTGAAAACCAAATCTTGAGCCAATTGCGCAAGAGGAAAAAGCAACGTTGACCCTCTGCTGAGAGAGGTAGAGAAGTGCTGCTGGAAAAAAGCTTAGAAGAGCGATGGCTGAGCAGATAATGATTTTCTTTTTCATTAGCCATTTGTACCTGTGAGTTTCACAAGTGTCCAAGCATCGACCCAATGTTTTCTTTTTCCTTTAGGAAAATAAACTACAAGATTTTCTTTTATAACATCAACAACTATTCCAATGCCGAAGCTTGCATCTGGATATTCATCTGAAATTCTATCTTTAACCAAGTCACCTTTTTTAAATCTCATTGTCTTTGCCACGAGCTAATACCACAAGCCAGAACTTGCTAAGTGTGCATATTCTGTCTTCCCCACAGGACCAAAAAACCTTAACACATTCATATCTGCCATTATGTTTCAAAATAATCCCAACTCTTTTGGTACCGAAATCTCTAACCAAATCTCCAACCTGAAACTCTTCAAGCATTTTAACAAATCTAATTTTCATTTGGACTTGCCAACACTGTAAGATATAGCGGATTTGCTGAATACAAGGTTTTATCAAGATAAATCAAAACAAATCTACTAAAAATATCAGGATGCCGAGCGAGGTACACTCCAATTTTTTTCTCTCTTGTATGGTAAACTAAGTCTCCTTGTTTAATTTTCACTTGTTCCTCCTGCCGAGGATAACACTGTGAACCAGATGCCGCTTAGCACGCACGTCTTTTTTTCTTTGCCGTAAAAAACTTTGACCCCTAAAAACTTATACATGTCAAATGGAATATTAGTTTCCAGAACAATTGCAATTTTTTTGCTTTCAAAATCTTTAACAAGATCTCCTACGTTAAAGCCCCAATCGGTTTTCATGCTAATTTTTTTAATGTGAGTCATACACCACACAACAATTCAAGATATTTTATTCTTATCCAATTTTTATGATTGCCAGTTGAGAAATGCACTCGAACAGTAGCAAATTCTTGGATATCTTTGGTCAAAGAATCTACTTCTGAGTCATCAAAGGGAGAAAATACAATTATTCCAATGTGATTGGAATTGGAAAGTTTGACCAAAGCCCCTTTTCCAAATTTGCCAATCATGGTCTGCACAACAATTCAAGCCAAATTTCTTGTACAATGAACACTCCTCCTCGTTGTCTAGTCCCGAGTCTTGATGGATAGAAAGCTTTAACTTGTTTTAATTTTTTTGGTCCTTTGCGAACCACAGGAACAAAAGGAACGAAATCGGTTTCTACGACTATTAAAATATTTCTGGTCGTAATATCATAAACCAAATCACCTATTCGAAATTTATGTTTCATTTATATCGGAGGTCGACACAACAATGTCAACTCCTCTCTTTCATAATAGTTTGTATAAATTCTTT